CATTCCTACTTCAACGAGTATGCTTTTGATGATATAAATATCAATCTACTCACAAGTTCTTGTACTCTCCATAGGCGTAAATTCCGGACTAACGTATCCGTACATATTTGCATTAACGTTTCAGTGTCAGCTTGCAAATTTTTCTCCATAAGTCTTGAGATTTATAGATTCCTGGAAATATATTCCACTCTAATATCTTATAAAACTCAACGTACGCTTATATGATTTTATAATTTATATTTAACTGTTAATTTCCTCCGATTCTTTTAATTTCATCCGGGTAAATAACCACGAATGATAAGATAAACATTACGATTGCTACTGCAACCGGCTGTGATGCACTGTCAAATCTCCAGAACGGCAGGTACGGTGACATACCGCCGATCAGAGCTGACAGGATTAATGCTTTTGCCATTTTTATGTCCCTCCGATATGATATTGAGTTTTATTCTGTATCTCCTTATAATGTTCTTACAGGCGCCGCCACGCCGAGTAAAATGAAAGGAGATAAAATTTTGCAATTATTACCGCATATTGATGGTTTTCATCAATCCGGTAAAACCATCCCTAAACATTTTTTTAAACAAGGCTATCGAAAATATGGATTCCGATAACAATTCCAACGCAAATGCTCACTATGTCAATTATCGAATATCTTTTCTCAAAAAATAATTCATATATGAAGTCTTTGATTTTTGATTCCCTCCATTTTTATGTGGTATACTCTCCTTGTGAAAGGAGGTGTAATAATGACGGATAATGAAAAACGTGCACATGATTTAGCTATTGCAGTTTGCACTGATGTTTGCCATTTAAAACGTCAATCTCAAGTTGATGCTGGCAAAACTCATGTAACCATCGATTATTTCGAAGAATACATAAATGCTTATGAATCCGCATTAGAAGCATTCAACGAAAAATATCCATCTGGCAAATAGGTTTCTTATTAATCAAACATGTTAATGAAATAGGTTTCTTTGATGTTCGCACCATCTTAGAAGCCTTTTTCTTTTTTTTCTTTCTGCTCATGACCCCGTCTCCTTTCTTATAAGAAACTTTCCTGTCCGCTGTCGTGCAACCAGCTAATCCAAATGCTATAATTCCGGATAACAAAATTGCTGCTATTCTTTTTCTCATGTATTTCCTTTCTTGTGTTATAATCACCTAAAAGGAGGTGATAACAATGGATAAGTTACAAATCGCTCATGATCTGGCTGTTGCTAAGTTATGCGCTGAATTACCGGGAAGCCTGGACAACTCTCATATCTGCCAGAGATACTTCAAATACCGTGCAGAATTTGCTGATCTTCTGGATTCCCATGATGAAGATTACTTTCTCAATGAACTGGATAAAGAGAAAGTAAATAATTGTTCTCCATCTCGGCGCTACTTTTAATCGTTAGACTTTTCCCCGGATGTGTTCTTTGTTGTTCTGCCAATATAGAGCACATCCTCAAGGGAAAACTGAATTTTGTTATTAATTCCGTTCTCATTCCATCCGTATTCAACAATTGACTGTTTGTCGAAATTAATTTTTTCATACACCTCTGCCGGGACACGCAACGTCTCTCCGTTTTTAAACTTGATAATTGTTTCATCGGCAATCTTCATTTAGATCATCCCCTCTCTTTAATCGCTATCTTCCCTTTCGGTTTCCTGTCCCAGAAACTTATTCACGAAATACAGTTGCCCTTTTCCACTAACTTTTGTCGTGCGTGTGATTCTGACAGAGCCATCTGGATTCTGGACATTGGATTCTTTGATTTCGAATAATCCCTGCTCAACGTATTTCTGCTTCGGCATATTTCGTGAGCTTCCAGAAACCATCAGATAACCATTATCTCTCATCCACTGGAATAATCGTTTCTGCCCTATCTGGTATCCGTTCTGGCAGATAAGTTTCGCCAAGTCTCCGATAAGAATTGATGTGTGACTTGCAGATACCGCATCTGCAAAGATTGTTTTTGGCCTATCAGCTTCGATTTTCTGTTTCTGTTGTTCGATAATCTGGTCGCGCTCTTTGATTTTTTTCTGTGCTACCAAAATAGCTTTTGCCATTAAATCCTCATCAGAGAGTGTTTCCTGTCCGGCAATGTAACCACCGTTTGTTCGGATAGATGGAATAACCTCATCAAATACCCACTTCTCAAATTTTTCTGCCGATGGAAGTTTGCTTCTCACAATCAAACGGTAAATATCGCCCTCTGGTATGATTTTCATGCATTGAACTCCACCTTTTGAAGGTATGTCCATTTCGGACACCCCTTTGCAATGTGTACGAATTGCTTTTGCAGTTTCCACATATCCAAGTGCCTTTGCGACATCGTTTGCTACAAAATATGGTTTTCCGTTAATTTCCACCGTTCGTACTTGACCAAACTCTTCTGAATTAAAAATCTGTAATTCGTTCATACGTCTCCTTTTCTTGTTAATCGGATTTCAAAATTTCATCTACCGAAGTTTTTAAATAATCAGCAGGAAGATTTTTTGTAGGATGTTTTCCGTTGCGTATGAAATATGGGTCTTTGTAGTTATATCCATATTTTTTGTCATACGTTTTTAAACATTCCATTATTTTTCCCTCTGTTCCTTTTCGGGTGTAATTGCTTGTGGAATCTACTATTTTGAATCCAAATGATTTTTCTCCATAACTGTTAAAATCATTTTGCATAATTTCAACTGGATGCTGATTCCGCTTTAATGCGTTCATATGCAATTTAAATCTCCTTTGAGGAGATTTTGATCGTCCGACATAAACGCGTTTTGTTATATTGTTTTTAATCAAGTAAATATATTGCATATCACACCTACGTTTCTATGAATCTTTCTAACGGAACATTAAAATGGTTTGCGATTAATAAAATCTTATCTGCTTTTGGAACATATCCATTTTTACCATTTGTTTCTGAATGTTTTTTCCAATTAGCGATTGTAGAAGACTTAACTCCCGTATCCTTGCAAACCTGATAAGCGGTTTCTCCTGCATCCTTGCAAAGTTTTTCGAAAACCATATAGCTAAACAAATTCTCACTCCTTTCTTGACAGTAACTAAGATTTCTTATATAATGAAGCTACCAACAAACAATTATATAGATTTCTTAATTTTTTACTGCGATATTTCTAAGGTTTCTTAGTTCTTCTAAAGAATAGCACAGTTTTCTTAGTATGTCAATAATTAAATTAAGATTTCTTAGTTCTTTTCACAAAGGAGAAAATCCATGTATTACGAGAACTTTGAACGATTATGTAAAGAAAGAGAAGTGACTCCTAGTCAAGTTTCAAGAGGAACTGAGATTTCCACTGCCACGTTAACCAGTTGGAAAAAGGGAAAATATACTCCAAAACAAGATAAGCTCCAAAAAATCGCAGATTTCTTCCACGTATCCGTAGATTATCTGATGACAGGGAAAGAGCCGGAAAAAGATTTTTCCGTTGAATCTGCGCATCTGATTGCACAAATAAGAAAAGACACCGAACTGTCCGATGCGTTAAAGAAATACTTCGGGCTGTCCGATGCCAAAAAGAAACATGTTATTGAATTGATTAATCTTTTGAGTGAGTGAGGTGTGTATTATGTTAAATTATTTTAATGAAGCAATGGAAAACGCCTGTAGGAATGCCGTGGAGCGAGTCAACTCTATGGACATTGAACCGCTACCTTTAACGTATTCATATTCAGATACGCAATTCGAAATTCTCTGTAAATACATTAAGGAATTTGAAGCAGAACTTGATTCTGAACATGAAGTAGGACTTCTGCTTACTAATTTTGGCCAAACAGTTACTATGCATGTTACTGAAATCGGATATGAAAAGTCCGTACTTATGATTTTTAAAGGCTATGTGAATGGCAAAATGTCAACACTCATTCAGCATATTGGTCAATTAAATTTTCTACTTACATCAGTCCCAAAAGAAAGTGACCGTCCTAAAAATTCTATTGGTTTTGTTGCTCCAACCGCTGAATAGATTCCTGCAACGATTGAATCATATTTGTCTGAACTCCAATCATGTCGATTAATGCGTATATAAGCGATGCCGGTGGAAGACCCGTTTTATTTAATGGGTCTTCCATTTTTGCGATTATTTTCTTTTGTTCTTCTTCAGAATATAATAAAGTTTTACTCATGTGTCTCACCTCCGCAAATCATTATAGATATCGGCTATAATAATATAAATATAGCGTAAAATCTTTTGATTTTCAATCTCTCCTAACATTTTTATGATTTCTTTCCTATAATCCATACAATCATACCTCCGATCAGCAGTCTCCTGATAACAGTATATGCCCGGCTTGTGGGAAATAGAACCGAACATCAGTTCGTTTTCATCATTATACCACCGATATTTCCCCTTGGCAACTGCCAAATGTACACATGAACTTTTCTTATTTCATAAGCAAACTTTGCAGTTCCAAAGAAAATTCTGCTTTCGCGAATATAACATCTGACATTGCAAATTTCCTTGATCTTGTTCAACTCCTGCATCTGAACGGAATAAATTTGTTCCGCAGCTTCTTTTGTGATCTGCACATCTCTGCGGTGGCGTTCTGCTATATCATGTGACGGTATATGCACCACACAGAATATTTCGTAAAATATCAGGATGAGTACGACTATCCTGTATCTGTTCTTTTCCATTACTACCAACTCTTTCTAAAAATATATCACGCATTATAGCACAAACTTGTGTAATTTTTCCGGGAAGTGCAAAATCATGGAGTTTTTCTGCAAAAATAATCTACTTTTTTGATATTTTACTATACACAGTTTGTATGAAGTGGTATAATATTGTAAAATTTTAACAAGGGAGGGGATTGTATGAGCAAGGGCGAAAAGAAAAAGGATTCAACCCTGAGTGTCATTTCCTGCATTCTGGCAGGTGTGGCATTCATTCTTCCGTTGCCAATTATCCTGTCGTTTCCTCTGGCTCTGGCAGGAGCAATTGTAGGATTAGTAGATATTGGCACAAAGAAAGAGGAATATAGACATATTGGCTCATGGTTCGGAATTATTGTCGGAATCATTGAAGTAGTTTTTATTGCAGTGCAGTATATGAGATTTCTTTAGCAGAAAAGAGGGTTTTATGAAAAAGAGAGTTTGCGGAATTATAACGATGTGCGCTTTTTTATGCATTTCGCCTGTCAATGCCAGTGCTACTTCCTTTGACAACATTAATGAAATGCTTAATAAGATCAATGGTGAAGATGGGTTTGTCGAAGCATCTGAATGTGTGATTGACAAAAACACTAAATCCTTGCATCTAAGCGTCGTTATAAGTGAGAACGTGCCAGATGATGAAGTTGGCACATTTGCTTCAAAGGTTTCCGGTGTATTGTCAGAAGCATCTCAGCAGGATTGGTATGATTATGATTATGTTACTGATGATTTCTATAAGAGTGGTTATGATGGAGTAGTTCTAACAAACGTTTGGAATTTCAAAAATGATACTCTGGCTTGCTCAATTTGGGATGATTCGCTATCAATCACGCGTCTTTCAGACGGAACTAAATTAAAAGAAGCTGTTTTAAAAGACGTGGAAAGCGAAAATTCTAATTCTCAGGAAAATGATTCTCTTGATGATACCGGCAGGCTAAATCCAGGTGTTTATATTATTGGCGAAGATATTCCTGCCGGAAAGTACACCTTTTCAATAACCGACGGAGCAGGAATTATCAGCGTATATGACAGCTACGATGATTATAAGAATGATGATTACGAACATTCAGAAGAATACCATGTTGCTTCAAAAAAATATAAAGAAAGTCTTGGTTCTGACTTAGAAAGCATTAATTCTTTGTATTCCAGTGAAATTGGAAATCTGCCGTTAGAGAATGGAATGTGCGTAAAAATAGATACTGTTTCAGTTTTGTATTTAGCGAAATAAACAAGAGGCGCAACCGCCCCTCTTTCTCTTTGCCTGTCGTTCTCGCAGGCAGTCTCTCTATCCACACATCCTCCCGGACACAGAAACCATATTTTGCGAATTATGTCAAACTTTAGCGCTTTACACTAACAATTTTAAGTGCTACACTTTGTTTGTGGGACAATAATACCACGAACAGGAAGAAAAATGTGTGTGCTGTCAAAATCATTGCGTATTTTGACAAAATTGAGACTACGAAAGGAGGGCGCGCATATGAGAATAGCCATATGTGACGACAATCAAATTGAAGTTGACTTGTTTAAAGAGCACATATCGGGATTCTTGCGGCGCAAAGGAGATTACCGGTATGAAATTAGCGAGTATTCGGCAGGTTATCCACTTGTTGAAGATGTGAAAGAGGGTAAATGGTACGATGTAATTGTACTGGATATGGTTCTGGAAAAGGAGAACGGTCTGGAGATTGCGAACCAGCTTCGGGATATTGGATATGATGGAAAGATTATATTCTGGACAGCCGACGATTCCCATCTGCAAGAGGCATTCGATGTCGGGGCTATGCAGTATGTTGTAAAAGGCAAGGAATACGGCAGAATATACCGAGCTATTGATGAGATTCTGTCGCAGATGAAGGATGAAACATTGACGTTCAAATTCCGCGGGCAGATTAACCGGCTCAAATATGATGAAATTGAGTACATTGAAAGCCGGGCAAGGGTTTGCCATATTTTTGCGACAGATAACCGATGTTTCGTGACCACTTGCAAGCTGAATGATCTGGAAGAAAAGCTGTCTGATAAGCGATTTTTGCGCTGCCATCAGAGCTATCTGGCAAACATGGATCACATTCAGTCGGCGGGTGATAATTTCGTCATGGATTCCGGGGACGTTGTTCAGATAAGAAAAAATGGGGCAAGGGAAATCAAAGAAAAATATGAAAATTACATAATGAGATAAATAAAAACCGCCAGCGTCCGGAGGGAATTAACCGGGCTTACTGGCGGTTTCTGCTCACAAAGGGTGAATGTATGGAACAAAATTATTATATCATTTTGCCTGTTATATTACAAGTGTCATTTAGCCATTTTTGTGATTCTTTTAAATGTTCCTTTTGGAATAAACTCAAAAACGAACCCATCATCATTCGGATACGGGATGCGGATGAAGTACCATCTCAGTCCTTTGCTGTCGGTTTCCACATACTTCATTACCTCTACAACTGCACCTTTTTTCAGTTTCGGAAACAGTTTTGACGGGCTGTTTTTGTTTGATTTTGTATAACATTTTGTGTCCTTTTTTATCTGCGCAATGTAGGCTCTGGTGTTCTGTTTTTTGACTACATCCGAGTCTGAAACTGGTGTTGTATTTTTAACTAAACTGTAATTTGGAGTGCAGAATTTTGTTCCGGGAAGGTTACTGTTGTAGTAACTTTTCTGGCATACTCCACCGCCATTTGCGATAATTGTAGAGCCACCAGAAGTGTTTCCCTCGACTGTCCAGAACCGATCTCCTGACACTTTTATTACGATTCCGGTGTGTGTAAATGTGCCATTTCGATAAAAAATAACAATATCTCCAACTTTTGGATTGCTGTTCAAAGTAAACAACTCTGCCATTGTCGGGCAGTAAACGTATGGCCAGTGCTTTAAAAGCTTCTTTGCTGTGTCTAAGCCGAATGCTTTCATCATGCACCACGAAGCGAATGCAGCACACCATGGCTGTCCTTGATAATCTGGTTTAATATCTCGCCAATATTTTGTATAATTATTGTTCCCGGCGTTTGCTGTCTTACTGTCAAGCTGACTATTGCTTGCCTTTTCAAGATACCCAACTTCATTCTTTGCGATCTGGATTAATTTATCAATTGCGTTCATACCTGTTTCCTCGCTTTCTGGAAAATATGTTTTTAGTGCATTATAAACAAATCTCTGTCTGCTCTTATATGCCCCGACTTGGTTCCCTGTGTCCGTCTGGCAGGCTGCATAGAGATTATCGAGCGTATATGGCTTCTGGGTCTTTGCCAAAATCCTCGTTACCGCCCCTTGCCCGCCTTGGTGCCTAAAGTTCACGCACATAGCTTGCGCTCTTGCGTCCGTAACGCCCTGTTTAAGGGCTTCATCTGCATAGGTGGCTAATTGTTCATCCATAAGGATATCTTGGCATTTAATACCCAAATCGGACGAAATAAGGGCAACTATGGTATTAGCAAGCTGTGACACTCTGGAAATATTAAAACATTCCCAGTTTGCAGTCTGAACTTGTTCCAGAAGTCTTACCTTGTCTATCTTCTCCCACTGTTCCGGGTCGGCATCGTAAATTCGTTCCAGAAGTGTTTTAGCTTCGGTTGCGTACCACTGTCCTGCCCCGATTGTAATTGCGTGTTCTTCAGAAGAATTGGTGTAGGCTTCCGTGAAGTCGGAATAATCCTGTTGTCCGTAAACCTGTCCGCCGGTTTCGACTGCGTAAATAATCTTCCTGAGAACTGTTTTCTGTTCGTTTGTCAATACAATCCGCTCCTTTCATTGTTTAATCAACCATTGTATTCTTCGAATCTGTATTTTTGCTGAATGCTCGGATATTTATTGCGATCAACTTCGCTCATAAACATGTCAAGCGGTCTGGCGTATAATTTCATGTTTCCGTACAACGCCCTGTAAATCATCATGTTTTCTTTACTTTCCGTATGTTCAGCGAATCCAATAATTTCATACAGATAGTCATTTGTTCCCGGATTCCTGATTGTTTCCCGTTTGAAATGCCTTACGATTGTTCCTGGTTCTGGGATGTTCCTGCCATATTTATTCATGCACGTTGCTCCTTTCTGTTAAATATACCCTGTAAGCTCTGTATTTACCCATAGAATCAATTTTTATATATCATTCGAGGATTTTACCGAATCACACATAAAATCATTATCTGAGTCAAATACGGAGTTGTTGATAAAAATGGTTTGCCTTGGGCTGAAACGAATTAAAAATGTCAGGGTCGAATAGCGCTTATTCGACGATTAATATATATCTTGTATATATATTAATTATATTCTTATTCTATTTCTTATTCTTATTCTATTGCGTTACATTGCGTTACTGGTAACGTTATTGTAACGTTACATTGAGATATTATGTAAATGAAAATTGCTCGTTGACAGAATACTTATTTCTGGATTTCATTATTTTCTCAGATGATTGATTTATTCTGAAAACAAGCAAAATTTACGTTTACAAATTATTCATTTTTTATTTTTAATATAGTTACATTTTAGTACGGTCGGGACTGGGATTTTGAGGTTATTTTGGCAAATAAGGGCTTATTTGAGTTTTACTGGAAAACGCGCTCTTATTTGCGATTTTCGAGGTCTTATTTGGATAAATTAGTGCTGAAAGAAGCAAAAAATAGTGAAAACATTTGTTTCAAGAGACACCCATATATGCCTTTAACTCATCGAGCGTCTTAAACATTATGCAACCAGTGGCACTTCCCTCAATTGGATATGCATTAAGGCCAAGAGATACTCCCTCGCCAAATCCGACTTGATATAATCCTGGTTTTTTCTTGTCGACCAAGGTACTGAACTGCCATTCTTCATTTTGATCTAAAAGGTTTCCATCCATGTCATATCTTTTTGAACTATATTTAACATTCCTGATGGAACCTCCGTTTGGCATTACAACACCATCATACATAATATATGCTCGGCACGAATACGATTGCCCTGTTTTGTGCTTATATTCAAGAAAAATACCAGCTTTTGTATTTTGAGTTAAATATTTTTTTCCGTCTTCTGTTTGATTTCGGACTGAATACTCAACTATATCATACCTAGTGTAAGGCTTGGTTATATCTGGACTCCAATAAGTTTTTCCCGTTGCGCAACAAATTTCTTTCATAGGCAATTTTTTTGATTTCTCCCACAGTAAAATATTTCCTCCATAAATCTTGCTCACATCCTTGCCTTTGACAGGAAACCCAGTGATTTCCTGTCTATTTAAAAACGCCTTATATATCATCAATTAGCCCTCCTCGAATGTGAAATACAATGTATCTGCCCGGTCAGTTCCTGCGGCTACAAGAGCGTCGTAATCAGCTTTTTTTATTCGCTTTACACACCTTAATTGTGCCTTTTTTAGTTTGGTTGAAGAACTTCCAGAACCGTCCGTAAAATCATCAATCGTTGCAATTCCAGATTCCGTTCCGTCTGTAAATTCTGCATAACTAATGGTTGGCATTTCAGACCTTGTTCTGTTGATCGTAGATGTGATTTCTGGCGTGTTCTTGCCTAATTGCTGATTGTTTCCATTATACGGTGAATTGTTGACAGTGTATGTGTCAATAAGACCTGTTATGCCTAATTTCAGCGTCCTACTCATGATATAGCTATGAATCACCCACTGTATTGCAGAACCGTCCTCAGAAAGCTTGGAATGTGTCATTTCCACGGTCTGTCCAACCATATTGAACGGATTCCCTTGTACTTCCACGGAGTATCCCTGTGCCCGATAATACTGCTTTTTGATAATGTCCTCTGCGACAGTTCCGTAACAGATTGCATACTTCGGTTTTGTTCGGGTGTAATCCCCGTACTCATTCGCATCGTAAGCGTAATTCAGCCAGTCTTGATTGCCTACAAAAAAGCTGTTACGGTTATAGAATACATTTCTTTCGTATGCGTCCTGTGCGGTTGGTTCGCCGGACGTAAACACTTCACCGGACGGGTCTGGGTCTGTGTAAACGTAGTTAAAATACCACACTCTTCCCTCTGTTGCTTTGAAACTTTTGAATCTGTCAAGATGCACCGCAGACTCGTAAAAATCGAATGTTTCAACGCCGGAAACTGTCGTGCCACGGTGTTTGCAGTTCTTTTTAAGCTTTTTATACTCAAATTTTCCATCCCTGTTCATCCACCCAAAAACATTGTTTTGCAGGCATAAATCTTCCAGTATATTTGCCGCATTCATTTCAGAAGAATTGGCAGTATTTGGTACATATGCATTATCGTATTTGAGTTTTACATCGACTTGTTCAATACCAAGATACTTAAACAAAGCATCTCTGAACTGCTTCTGTGTAAACACCATTTGCTTGTCTTTTGTGTTGTTCTTATACCACCACGCAATGTCAGTATTGCGCAATTTGTACAGATAATCGTATGCCACAATGGTTCTAACAAATGAGTTTGCATCACGTTCTCCTGTCGCAATTTCGCCCGTGAAAATCTTGATTTCTGTGCCTTTACATTCAAGATAAACCTCAATCTTTCCAGACGGATAAGTGGATTCATCTGTCCCGATAAACTGTTGATGGTAGCACTTGAATGTGATCTGATTAGATATGCAGCCGCCAAAAATGAAGTATGCTTTATTGCACAATGACTCCTGTAACGACAGCGTATTGGATTGAATATTATCGTTTGTCAAGTCCTCAAATTCGCCATTTATCCAATGCACTTTCACGTTGATTGGGTCGGTGTTATCTTCAAATGGGTTCTTTCCATCCTTGGTTATTTTGATTTCAAATTCATCATATCCAATGAACGTTTCTATGCCGCCAATTTCGGTCTGATAAGACACTGTGATGGTTTTTGTCCCGGCTTTAGAGCTGTCAAACCCAGAGACAGTGTAATCCGTGATTTCTTTCTCTGTATTATCTGTCCGCATAGCCACAACAACCAACCCTGTCGGGTCAAATGCTTCCCCTACTCTGTAATAAGTTTTCTCCGGATAATGTGTGATACGGATTCCTTGCAGTTCATACACAAGGACTTTGAATGTAGCGGTATGGGTTTTATAGGTTACTGTAATTGTCTTTTCGCCAACAGAACTACTGTCGAAGCCAGATAATTCAAATCCAGATGTTATTGTTTCTGACGTGCCATCAGTGTATTTGACGAGAACGGATAATCCGGTTGTATCAAATACATCTCCTTTCGGATATTCGATTTTTGTAGGCATGGTTTTTACTTCGATTCCAGAAATATCTACTACAAGAATGCTGAAATCTACGGTCTTTTCGTCAAATGTAACCGTTACGGTTTTATTTCCGTATGCTGACATATCCGGGCTTGACAGGGTATATCCGGTTACTTGCTCAGATGTATTGTCATTGTAGTATGCAGTGATTATGAGTCCTGTGCTGTCAAATGGTTCGCCTACGAAATATCTAGTTTTGGTAGGCATATGGGAGACTTCAATTCGAGTTGCCAGAATTAACCATGTAATTGTGCCTGTTGCTCCCCATGGAGAGCCGGAGATTTCATTGGTTTTCTTATTCAGAGTGACGTTTGTTGTGGCGGACGTATTAAAAGCATTTTCACCAATGGACATAACGCTTGCAGGAATAGACACGTTTGTAAGTTGCGTTCCGTAAAACGCCTGAACACCAATAGTTTGAACGCCGTCAGAAATTACCAGATTTTTAAGTGAAGTACTGGAAAACGCACTATCCCCAATGCTTATAACACTTGCAGGAATAGTAATTTCCGTGATTTTTCCACAGTTCACAAAACACGATGCTGGTATTTCTGTTATTCCGTCTTCAATGGTAACTGATTTTAAAGTACTAGAACATGGTGCAAAATGTGATGTTCCGGTAAATTTAACTAATCCTTTTAATGTAAGATTTTCAAGTTTAGAGAGCCGTCCTGTTACGTCTGTTCCATCAATAGTCCCACCTCGAATTATCAAATTTTTGCAATTGGGAATACTGATTCCAGATGAACCAATCACAGAATTTGCATTTCCGATTTCGATGCTAGTTATTGTCGCCCCATAGAAAGCACCACCCGATAGCAAATTTAATGACAGTGGAAAAACAATGCTATCTAATGACTGAAATCCGCTTAGCGCACCACCTTGAATTTCTTGTAAGCCTTCATGAAAAACAAGCTCTGATAGATTAGGGCAAGAACTGAATGTGCCACTTTGGATAGCTTTTAGACTTGCTGGAAATTCAAGCTTAGTTCCTAAGAAAGTGTAAAAGTTTCCACTGGCAATACTTGTAATTGTGTTTCCTAACTCAATACGTGTTAAGTTTTTAAAACTAGAGCTGAATCCATCTACAATTTCTGTAATTCCGTCACTAAAAATAATCTTTGTACATCTTGTATACAAACTTTCAGGGACATTGGAATGCTCGGAACTATCAGACAAACTCATCGTCATTTTTCCTGTCCCAGATATCGACAAAGTGTTTGTGCTAAGAATAAATTCGGCTGTTACATCTTCGTAATTCGGTGAACCAATATGTGCCAAAAAGGAATCATATGCATTAACATTTATTGTGCCTATTATACCGAAATAGTTGACATTAATAGGAATCGTGCCAGCTTCCGTAAGCACCTTGTTTTCTACAGTGTAACCACTAGTTACATCTTCTGACCCGTCTGAATATATGACGGTAATTTCACCCACATGTACGTTTGTGGTATCTCCTACAAAATACGAAGTTCCAAAATACCTTAATTTACCTATTTTTTCTGGCTGCATAATAGTAACTTCAAACGTACAAGTGAGATTCCTGTAATAAACCGTAACTTCGCTTTGCTTTGGGGAACTACTGTCAAGCTTGGAATACGTGCAGTCTTTTGTGACATCTATAGTATTTCCATCGCTTGCCGTTGCGGTAATCACAATGCCCGTAGAATCAAATTCTTTTCCAATGTGGTAATTTACCTTGGCTGGCATTGTAGTAACGGATATGGCAGTAATAGAAGCTTCTGAGACAGTGATTTCAAATGTTGCGGTTTTACCAGATGCAGTAACGGTTATGGTCTTTGTACCTGCGGAACTGCTATCAAAGCCCGATAATTCGTAATCTGTGACACTGACTGTTTCTCCTGTGTTTGTTGTTCCAGATATTTCAAGCCCTGTGCTGTCAAATAATTCGCCCTGATAATATGCAGTCTTATCTGGCATTTTCGAAACAGATATGCTAGTAAGTGCTATATCGGAATATTTCTTATAAGAAATTTCTTGTGACACACCTGCTTTTTTTACCAGAATCGAAATTGGCACTATAGATGATGCAGAAATTTCTAAATTTGTTGTGGTCTTTCCATCAGTAATTGACGATGTGCCAGCGTAATAATTACTTGTTGGTCTTTGAACAACATTAATAAATAGGGTTTGTCCCTCTATCAAGAATATTTCGTATTTCAGCGCATACGATGAGGATGTGCTTGAATAATACACATATCCCTCAACTCTGATTTTAAGGAATCTTTTTCCTGAATCAAGTGTCCCTTCTTGACGGTAAACATAATAAATCGCGCCATCCCTATTCCAGATTTTGAGCTGTTTGGAATTTTGTCCGAATCCGATACAATTGTCTCCCGAAACATATATGGTACTGGCTGTTTTTCCTGCGTAAGTAAACCAGTCAACGCCCGTAACATTGACCACATCATCGTCATGTTTTGTGTTGCTGACAATAGCAGCCATTTCAACTTTAGTATTCAATAAACTGTCAAAAGATACTGTATCTGCCATAATCATCCTCCCGTCTATAAAATAAAAGAGCACATGAGCTGTGACACTCATGCACTCTGGTTGTTAGTATTCGATCAGTGCGATTCTGATTTTGTTATACAAAATGTTATTTCCTACAGCTCTGATAGGTTTGTATTCAATATCAGGCATGTAAAAAACCCCTGTTCTGTAGGTGTTCTGTTCATCGTCCCAATATATGACATTGTACTTTCGCTGTGCTCTGTTGACCAGACCAGCTGCGAAAACAGACTGCATTTCTACTTTATCTGGTAACCACATCGGTCGCGTGTTGAAGTCTATTTTAGTCTTGAAATTCGGGCTTGTGTCCCTATGCAAGAGATTATTCAAGTCCCTGTATGCTTCCACTTCTGTTCTCTGGTTTGGAGTTGCAGAATAATCATCGTAGGCTAAAAATTTATTCGGGAGGGTCTTGCTTCCGAACTTTAAAAACCATCCCTGAAAGTCAACTCCTGAACTAAAATCACTCATTTTTTCACCTACCCTTCTAATATTCCATATCCATTGCGGTTTCTGAACTGTTGATTTTCTTCTTTCAAATAGCCAATCAAGTGCCCGTCCGCATAGATTGCCATACCGTTCAGGGCATTTTTGACCGCCTGCCCGATCATCTGATTATTGTCAAACGTGTTACTGCTGATTGCCATGATTTCTTTTCGAATATCATCCACAAAATCATCTGTATCAACGGACATTCTGCTCTTTACTTCCTGATAGGACGCACTCTTTGTGATAATGTCTGCGGTCGGCGTATTGATTTTCTGCACTTCTGCGCTTATATCATTGATGGTAGATTCGACTTTTGGAAGCATATTCTGCATACCGAGCTGGAATCCCTCAACAGTAAATCCACCGAGTTCCATCATTACTCTTGATGGGCTATTGATTTTAAGAACACTTCGGATTCTACTTGTCACGCCAGACGCAATATTGCTAACCGTAGTCCATAAGCTGCTGGCCATGCTGTTTATTCCATTGATTAATCCGGATATTACATTTGAGCCAATGGTGTAAAGGCTTCCGATGCAATTGCTGATTCTATTTTTAAATCCACTAAACCATGTGAACGTTGAAGAGAATCCCGGTTCCAACCCATTGTCAAAGCCTTGACCGCAGTATCCCGCAAGCCGTTCAAACCACTTGGACGGAGAGTGAGACTCTACCGCTTCCTGCGCAGGGGATTTTACACTGTTGTTCATTAAGTCAAGAATCGAGTTCTTCGTGGATTCTTTCTTTCCGTCAATTCCAGACTGTAATCCATCTGCAATGTTACTTCCAAGGGTTTTACCGCTTGATTTTGCGGTTTCTTCTGCGCCTTTTGCAGATGATTGAATTGTAGAGTTGAGTTTATCAGTAACTTTACTGCCATTCTGCTCAATTCCGCTACCTACGGCAAGAATCTGATTCTTTCCGAGTTCTGTAACTAATTCAAAACCAGAATTGTTATCCAGAACGCCGTTGATTGCCCCCTGAAGAGTTGAATCCATTGTACTTTGCAGAGTGCTTTCATAGTCAGAAATACCTTTTCCGAACTGCACCATCTGGCCGTTTGCCAAAGTATAGTAACCGTTATCGTCCGGCTCTAATCCCTTTGCGATTTCCTGATAAATCTGCAATGCTTTTTCACCGAGAATTTGTTTTCCGTTTTCCCAGATACCGCCCATCTCGTCAATGGCGTTTGCTGTATCTGTTACCAGAGTCGCAAAGTCAACAGTTTGAATAAGGTTCTGGAATCCTGTAAGCTGTTCTGAGATATCCTCAAACGAAACATTGTTGATTCGCTCCGCCATTTTTGAAAACTGATTAGAGGATGTTTCCGCTGTATCTCCAAGGTCTTTGACTGGTTTGTTTACTCCTGCTATCGCATTCTCGAAGTCCTCTGATGAAACTCCAAGATTATTGAGTTTGAGTTCAAGTTCAAACAACGCCTGTTCTGTGCTATATCCGTTATCTTTCAATTCGGAAAGGAATGTTAATAAAGGATATGCTTGTTCGCCTGAAAGCTGACTTGCGCGAACCAGACTAAGAATGGCATCTTCATACTCCTGAAATACCTTTAAATCATCCTCTGTAAGTTTATCTCCGACTCCGAATATATCTTTCAGCCATTCATCCATAGCTCCGGTGAAATCTCCTTTTTGATATCCAAATACATTATCTTCCAGAAATTCCCCAAAGGTTTTATCTTCGCCGCCAAACAGATTGACGCTTATCCATTTGCCAAGGTTGAATCCCGCCATTGCCGCCGCTAAGATAGTCATACTATCTGCAAATCCTGCCGCAAGTGTAGAACCAAGTCCAGAACCGAAGAACGTATTCAATGCGCCGCCAGCTGTAGAAAGAACTGTTCCTAAGCCGCCAAAGATTGTTTTAAGCGCCCTGATAGAACTAACTACGCCGATTATTTTTTTGGAAAATTTAAGCGCGCCTTTTACCGCAAGAAAAGTTCCAAGTGCATATCCCAACGCTTCTATTTGCTTATCGTCAAGCAGACTCAAAACTTTTGCAAGTGCTTCAAGAGCAACTGCTAAAGCGTTAATTAATGGAGCACCAATGACGTTTACCATTACATCGAAAAAATCAACAAAGGCATCTCCGAAGCCCTGCGCAAATGGTTGGAAAACATCCCATACATCACCGATTGTTTTTACCAAAAAGCTCCAATCGACATTATTAATAAAGTTTGAAACTGTATCTTTTAGCTGACTTATTTTGTCCCATAGCCATTCCCAATCAACATCAATCACTCCGAATTTATCAAGTGCGGCAACAGTAAGACCTAGCCCAGCCGCTATCGAAGCATATGGATGCGCTGCTAACATGGCAATGCCTTTACCTATCGCTCCATCTTTTCCGAAAATACTTCCGAACCATGTAAGCCCTTTAAATGCTACGAAAGCAGTCAAGAGCTGTCCGAGGAAATAACCGATAGATTGTGCCTGTTCTGGTGAGAATGTTGCGATAAATTCTTTGAACCTGTCAATCAGATCAGGAAGTTTATTGACTCCATCTGCCGCCTTATTAAAGAAATCATCGAAGAAATCTAACAGGCCGGTGCCGACATTCTCAGCAAATGGCTCTAACACATCCCATAACTGCACAAGAGAAGCGTTGATTTTATCCCAGTTAATTTTCATGAGAAAATCATTAAAAGCGTTGATTAAACGTGGTAATCCTTTTTCCCCAAGCGTCCACTTTCCAAGTGGAACTAAAAAATGATTCCAGAAATCTTTTAATGCTGTCCATGTGAAATCTCTGAGTTGTTTCAATCCATTGTCCCAGAGATTTTTCAGTGCTTTTGTGGTAGGTTCTGCGGCTTTTGCAAGTTTCTTAAATGTGTCTGTAACTTTATTTGCGAACGCCATAGCCTTGTTTTCCATGGAATTGTAGGCGGCATCCCATTTCTTCTGGTATTCGTTCAAAAGTTTATCAAGGGCATCATTGAGGATTACTGCGTCAATTGCAGATGTGTCAATTTTTGGCGTTTTAATTTTAGAATTTGCAAGGTCAGACAGAGAACTATCGTCTTTGCGCATAATTTCAAGTTCATCATAGGATGCGAGGAACTGTTTTAATTTTTTTGCGCTCTTGGTTGCATTTTTCAGATTATTGTCTGTATCTTTTGTAGCATCATCTACGTCCGAAATTCCAGAATCGTCTATGGAATCAAGTGCATTCGAGAGATTTTCGCTTCCACCACCGATAGAACCGAACATTTTTCCGATTTTGGTATCAACTCCAAGAAGTGAACCGATATATGTTAAAAGTCTCTGGAATGCGATTACAAGGCCATTGATGTACGGTAATACTGCCGCAATGACTGGCATAAAGATGTTTCCTAATGCTCTGGCACAGGATACTAAGTTTGCGCGAAGTATGCGCAACTGGTTGGCTGGCATATTAATTGTATTTGCCATATCCGCCCATGCGTACCGGGTGGAATCCAGTATCACTATTGTTCTCAGCATTGCTTTACTTGCCTGGTCCATCTTTGATACAGCTGTTTGCAGTCCGAGGTTCGAAGCATATTGCTGTAAGTTTGCCACACGAATATTTGCACCATATTTATCTACAGCACGGCTCATACCTACCAATCCAGAGGATAAGTTCTCATAAACTGTGCTAAAATCAAGATTCTTAACAGATGCAAGGTCAGCGCCGATCATGGTTAATGCATTCGACAGTTTTAATGCCTGTTCAGACGTTGTTCCCATAGATGATGACAACTGTGCAAACTGTCCTTGATAATTCAAGAGCACGGACGGGTCCATACCGAGTGATTTACCTGATTTATTTGCGGTCAGAATCGCATTATCGGAAACATCGAACCCAGACATTTTAGCTGTAAGCTCTCTGGCTCTCTGGCTGAATGAATCTGCGTATGCCTCTGCAGAATCATACCCTGCTTCTGACCAAGTCTTTCCCGCTTTATCCGCTACCTGGCGAAACGCTGCTTGAAAGTAGTTGTAATCTTCAAGGAAATCCATGGAACTTTTAATTGCACCTGTGAATTTCGTAGCTGCTGTTTTCAAAGTCCAGAATTTAGCTGCCAGAGACATAATGCTCGGAATGCTTTTCTTTGCGCTTGAACCAACGTTTCCAACAGCATTTCCAAGACTATCAACCTTTCGTACTGCCCCGGCTGCTCCCTGCCCCAATCGGCTAAATGCATTCACCGTAGACTGTGCCGCCCTGCCAGCGCTTCCACCTGCATTCGCCAACTGAGCGATAGCTTGTGTCATTTGTATGGTATTGCGGCTGATTTTTGGTGCGGTACTCATTGTCTGGAAGAATGATTTAAGATTCTTTGACAAATTTTCAAGTTGATCGGCTGTCTTTTTCGTTTTATCCCCTGCGTTCGCCAGCTGTGCGATTGACTGAACAAAAATATTAATCGGTTGAGAAACTTCTCCTATGCCAGAAAATGAAGCTGTGATTTTCCCAAGTTCTTCGCCAAGATTCGGAAGCTTAGATGCAACTGTATCAATAGAACTGCCGGCATTCGCCAATCTCGCCAGTGAAGAAACAAACCGGTTCACATTGTTTGACACGTCTGGAATACTGCTAAGGCCAGATAATTCGGAAATCATCTTCTGAATCTTTCCAGACACATCACCTGTGGAATTTAATGTTTCGTTCAATCTACGGATAGAGTTTACAAACGAATTTAATCCACTATCTTTCAGATTAAGACTTCCAAGCGTGCTCATGGACTGAGTGAACTGCTGTAACTGGCTATTTACTGTCGATAAATCCAGGCCGTTCAATTTTGCTTCGATATTGTTCTTGAGCTCATCCGTATTAATTGAGAGATTTACTTTTACCGGGTCGTAGGTAAGCGTGGATGCCTTGTTGATGGCATTTCTAATATCTCTGGCAATCTTTTCTTCATTAATCTTTACGTCAATTGGAATCTGACCGTTTGCAGACTCCATGGCAGACGCAATGTTCCTCTGGATTGACGCACCGAGTTGCGTACCTAACTCATTTACCGAGCTGTATACCCTGTCCGATGCCATTGCTGCATCCGAACCGGACAAAGCCTGAATTGATATTGGCTTGATGGAATCCCTTACTTTTTTGAGGTTTTCAAGGACAGTTATCAACTGATCTGCGTCGTTGATGGTATCATTTGGAATCAATGTAGGGAACTTTTCTGATAATTCTCCCCATGCCGAGTTAAGGTTAATTCCTTTTGTCGCATCAACTGTGATATTGCCAAGGTATTGCTGCAATAATTCCCTGAACTCGCCTTTTCCGATGTCTGCTTTGAGCATATCGGAAACGTAGATTTTTTTGCCCTTGAAATAATTGTAAAAGTCCTGCCACTCTTGTTCTGCACCATCCAGATAACTTCCGAGATTAGATTTTACAACCTTTCCGCTCTGCTCAATGCTTTTTGCAATATCATCCAGAGTCTTTCCCCAGTCACCGGCTGTGAAGTTTTGTCCGTCAAATGAATTTGTAAGCTGCTGTGCCAACAAATCTATCTGTCTTTGAAGTTTGGAAGCGGCGCCGCCTTTTAATTCAAATGCGCTTGCGAGCTGTCTGGACAAAGCCGATGCGTCTATTTTTGTAGCATCCAAAGATTTTTCGACAGAATATTTCAGCTTTTCAGACATATCCGCCGAATTAATCTCTACGTTCACTTTGAGATTCTTATTTTCAAGATTGCTCAAATTTATTTTGCTGAGACGTTCGAGTTGCGCAGCTATTGTAGTCAGCTTCCCGGAATCTATGCTGTTAAGTGCTTGAACAGCAGAATTGACCGTACCGACAGAGGACGAAAAATGTCTGAGATACTTGATACTCTCAGACATACGGCCACTCAGACGATTCAGTTTATTGCATAAATCATCAATGGATTTACTTGCATTTGATACGTTACTGCTGACCTCTATCGCAAGGCTGTCTATTGTGTTGTCAGGCATATAAGCACCTCCTTTATTTCAAAAAAATAAAGGGCAAGCAAGACTACTATTCATCCTGCTTGCCCTCTTTATTACCTATTTCAGATATATTTGCATTTGCCTGCCTGATAAGAAGTTCGTAGTAACGTTCTTCTTGTCTTAGTTCTGCTTCTGATTTCTTTGGCATATCTGGATTGTGTTCAACCCAATTATTCTGTTTTTCTTGCGTGATTGGTTTATTCGGGTAGCTAACTTTTCTCGGGAACAGAACACATGAAATACTTGCTTTCACATACAGCCCAGTTAGCCACGCCTGGCGGTCCATGTTTATTAACTGTGACTGAATTTCTTCATTCCTTGAGATTCCATATTGTTCTATACGGATTCTTAGGTCTTTTAGAGTGCTCCTGAGAAATTCTTTTCTTGACATCCCAATACGCACAGCCATTGGATATAATTCATCCCAGATTATTTCGCTGTAGCTTTTTTCAGATGATCTGTCGGTTTCTTCGGCGCTTTCTTCGCTTTCACAGAGTCCATTGCCGCATTCATGTTGTCCATGAATGTTTCCAGACCGGTTAATTTGAAAAAACCATCTTCCTCCATCTGTTCAATGCACATAGAAAACAGACCGTAGAAGTTTCCCTGTTCATCATCTTTATGCTCGGCCATATACTGTGCTGCAAGTTTTTTGGCGGTCTCTAAATCCGGGACAGTGCCATCACCGTCAGAATGGTTGCCGTGATATTGAAGTAATCCGGCATAGAACGCATTGAGCGCAGTATTTGGAATACTACTCATTCCAGAAACCATTTCCTTAAGGCTCCTGTCCATTCCACCGCTTGTGGAAACCAGCATATTCATTACGGATTTCACACAATCATCAAACAGTGATGCTTCAATTCCATATTCAAGTTTGTAGTCTTTGCCGCCGATTTTTAAAACTTTATACATATTATTCGTCCTCCCAAATATGTTTAAATTTCGCTTTCAGTTGGAACTACCGCTTCACTCGGTCCAACGTACTCATTGATAGTAAGAGACATTTCAACAGTTAACAGGCCGTTCTGATCTCTTGCTGGTTTAGGAATGATTGTCGGCGGCTCGATTTTGGTGAAGAATGCTTTTTTGAGAGACGGGAAGTATTCTTCATACCACATGGATTTTCCCTCTGTTTTTGCTGTTTTGTATTCACTGATTAAAGATTCCCATTCAGTGATAGTTTCATCGGTTACGTTCACAGTTACGTTGAATGTGCCACCTGTGGAACCACGTCCTGCAATAGTTCTTTCGACTTCATCTTCAAGTGCAGAAGCGTCAATTGTCTCTACATCAATTTTTATCTCGTCAGAAGCATTAATTCTGTGGAGAAGTTTGAAAGTTGTCGGTTTAGTACCTGCTGTTGTTTCAACTGCATATCCGGTAAGCGAACCAACGGTACTTACGCCTGCTATATTTCCTTTTGCTGCCATATTCGGCTCCTTTCTGCTTTTTCAGCTATAAAATTACAATAAAAAAGAGCCACATGGCTCTGATGCGTAACCCTGCATCCGGGAGATAAAAGGATCACCGTCCTTTCTATTCATCTGTGCCTGTTTTCAGTTCCGGAAGCCCTGCTACAGATGTAAGCAAGGATAAAACGCCGGAAAGAACGGACGCAGATACGACCATCTTCCAGTCAACGCTTCCAAGGACTGTTGCGGTTCCGATTGTCGCAACTGCTGTTTGAGCAATTGTCTTAACAGCTCTGATTCCCGCAGCTTTCAGCCATTGTAATTTATCTTTACTCATATAGGACACACCCCTTTCTTTTTTGGTATAAAAAAATAGAAGCTGTTACGCTTCCAATAATTGCCCAGTGTAAATTCTGCTGTACCGGCTTATGATTCGCTTGAAACTCTTTTCGGAGTTTGCAACTTCTTCCGGTCCGTATGTCCGGCGAAACCCCATCGAAATCATAGCCTGATGACTTTTGCTGTCGATTTCATATGCAGTCGATAAAGCCTTTGTTCCAGATGCGTAACTTTCCGTTTGAAACGAAAGAACCGTTGCGCATTCGTGACCTTCGAGACTTGTTGACTGCGTAGGATTTCCCATCATGAACAATCTGGCGTATTTCGTTTTGCCAGATGCTATTGTCTGGCTTTTCTCCATGGAAAAATTGCCTTTGCCGACTGTTTGTTGAATGGATTTGCTCCATCGTTCAAAAACTTCCGATACCGGGTTGTCAATGGCAAATATCATGGGACACCTCCTTTAAAAAAGAAAAATCACCTGTGATTTACAGATGATTCGTCTAGTTTTGCCTATTTCTACTGCTTTAACTCGCACTCTAAATATATCATATTATAAGCATATGATTCCATATATAAGCATATGATGTTATAAATTCGGGTAATAAAAAAGACCCCCGGAAATAAATCCGGGGGAAATATTATGAACCGAATACTTCTTTTGCAATTCTTCTGATGTTCTGCATGATTTCTACACTTGCCTTGTAAACCGGCATAGTGGCTTCGGTACCGTAAGAGCGTACCCATTCGCCAGAATCGGAATAATAAACCCACGATTCATTCTTTCCGTTCCCTTGCCCGTATGAACCGATGGTGTAGCCCAGTTCCTGTCCTTTTGGATGTGGGCTTGTGCCTGCCGGGGTGTTGTAGTGGATTCCTGCGCCAAATTCTATGAATGCAAGCGATTTTCCCTCACACACAAGCGTCGCCTGAGAATAGCCGCCAAAGTTATTGATTCTGATATAGATGTTATGATTTTTGTCAGAATCGCCTTGTGCCAATGCTATGTTTTCATCTATGACTGGGATTCCAAGTTCTGTCAGCCTGCGGACAAACTCTTCATTCTTGCTCGCAAGCGACTTCTGATACGCTCTGAGCTGCTTTATCGTGTCCTGTATAGATTTATGCGACAGTTCCATTTTGATAGTCTTATTCGCCATCTGAGCCATCTCCTGTGTACTTAATACCGTATCGTGCCACATTGCCTTTCTGGGTATCAAGAATCTTTTTTAGGCGGTAATCTGGTGGGACTACAGGCTCTCCATCTTCACCTAAAACAAGTTCTCCTGCGTCGGTCAGTTCTGGATTGCGGTCAATCCAGAATACATCGGCAGTCTGTGGCTTGAAGTTGCGGTCGAAGTTTGTGATATACCTATCATAATCCGGGATATAGCCGGCTGATAATTCCTCTGGCGTTCCAGCAGTCGCAGATACGGAGAGGTGATGTAATTCTGGCTTTTGGTACGTTTTGATTGTGTCTATCCCGTCAAGGTCTTCGGTTACTCTTGACCAATACACTGTCTGTTTTTGGCGTTTTAATCCTCTCATGGCATTTCCTCCAAGTCGTCTGTATCCACATATTTCCGGCATTCATACTCCAGAGCATCTAACTCTTTGCCTATCTCTTCCCAGGGCTTCGTAGCTAATTGCATATCATAGATTACAGACCAGAGTTTTGAAATGATCTGAAGCTTCGTCATTTATTCAGTAATTTCCTCCATGCCTGCATCAACGAGAAGCTTCTTTACCTTTTCTTTTAACAGACGCGGAACTCTGTTGTATTCCTCTTTTGCTTCTTCAATTGTTTCTTTGCTTAAGATTTCTGTAACCCATAATTTTGCCATCATTTCTTTATCTCCTTTGCTTAATAACATAATGATTAAATTCCTACGCATAAACCTGTTCACTCATTTCTAGCAGACACTCTTTTAGCATCTCAATCTGTTTTGCCTGCGCTGTGATCTGTTCTGACTGTTCTGTCAGAAGCTGTTCTGTACTCTTTTTAGTTTCTGGAACATAGTCAAGATACTTTTTTGGCTTCTGCTCAATATCAGGAAGCCGATCTGCAGATGTCACAAATTCATTACAGTCATATTCGTATACTGTTTCTGTGTGGCTCTGTGATTCTTCTGATATATTTCCTTGCTGTATTTCTTCTGTGATTTCTTTTTCGTTTGCACAGATAAATACATAAATTCCGTCTCCGGAATCAAACGTCTTAAGCAATGGCTGTTTCTGTGTAAATTTTACTTTCTTCACGTCTTATCACCCCTTTACATATCTTCATAATCTTCTTTACTTTCCATTTCTTCCGGATGTGCTTACTATTTGTATTCTTCAGGAATCCATAGAAACTACTACATCGTTTTGCCAGTTTGAATGGGATTGGTTTATGTGTCTCATAACATTTTAGGGCCTTTTTATATGCCCTTCTGATTCTACGGAAGTTTCTTCTGCGAACAGTCATTTTATGCTGATATATCCGGTATCCCATCATATCCACGAATGTTCCAGTTATTTTGTAGATACGGAAGGTGTTCTTAATGGTCAGTCCCATATCTTTTGCTTTTCTAATGAACATTTTCATTGCTTTCTTGATGTCTTTCTTATTTGTTCCGGCAAACAGCGTATCATCCATATAAAACGTTTGCTTCTTAACAAGATTAATCCGCTCACTGCATCCATTCCGGTGCTTTCTGGTACGGTACATTCCTTCGGCAACATGATGATACAGGATGCTCATATACAGATTGCAGAGAAACTGGCTAAGATATGAGCCTATACTCAGGCCTTTCTCAAAACTGTAAATCAATTTTCTGATCAATTTAATCAGCAGATCGTTCTTGATGTGGCATTCCAGGAATTGCATAAGCTTATCCCTATCTATGCTCTCATAACATTTCTTTACGTCTGCCTGAGCAGCGAATGTGAGCTTATGGTTTCTCAACCACCTTCTTACGTCCCTTGCACCTTTTAGAGTCCCACGCCCTTTGATGGAAGCGTACTGGTGCTCTCCAATGCGTTTCAGAATAGGCTGCAATGCTATAACTGCTATGTAATCATACAACTGATGCTTTATATTCTGGATTCCGATTCTACGGATTTTCCCGGACGATGGGTCTGCTTTTTCCCGGTACCATACCGGAGGGAATTTAATGTCCCAGTTAATGATTTCATTCTGGATATCATCAATCACTGCTTCCACCAGAAAACGAATGGCATTCTTTCCGTTTCTTCTGAAAATGCAGTAAATTTGATTAACATCCAAAGTCGTATATGTACTAAGTAATCTCAGTACATCATTTCTTTTGTATTTCTTTTTCAGACATTTATATACCGCTGTACTGATTAATTCGCGGTCTGTTATATCAATGGCCTTACAATATCTTTTCATTCGATTATTTTAAAGAGGGTTTTCGGTTTTTTCTACTAGCCCCGAATGTAGTCTCACACACTGCATTCCCTACTTACCGTCTCCGGCTTTCGGCTGGCCTTTCTTACTTATTTTAACGCTTATGCGTAAAGAGCCTTTTGGCTATACCCTTTTCAGGTACGAAACATGATGCATATAATACTGGTTTTGATATAAATAATATCAGGAGCCGTAGTTCCACCTGTCATTCCAGAGCCCGTTCCTGCAATTCACGTACGCGGAACCGGAGCCCGTCCCATTCCTGAGGTTCCCGGCTGCACCATGAGTCCTTATGCTTTTATTTTTGTATGTATTTGGAAGGAATTAAGGGGAAGCCCCCTCTTTTCCTTCGGAAAATTCACCCCTAAGGGCCTTTTTAATCGCAGGAGCCGCAGCCCCACCCGCCATTCCAAAGCCCGTTCCAGCAATACACGCACGCGGAACCGGAGCCCGTCCCATTCCAGAGGGACCCGGTTTCAAGTGATTCTCTGGTTCCAGATGTGGCTGTTCCTCCGGCGTAAACTCTGCTTCCCATTCCTCGATCAGAAGAATCGGTTGCGGCTATTGGCCACCATGCACCTGTTTCTTCGTCAATTCCTACATCACCAACCCACCAGTCACTTCCTTTGCCATCTGCACTGGCAGGTATGTTTCCAACAAATTTATATGTGCTTTTGATAGTAGCTTCATTATCACTCCATGTAGTTCCTTTTTCGCGAACATATACATCTTTGCTGTAGTCGCTTTTAAATACCATTACTGCATTTGCCGCAACCTGGTATGCTCCGACTTGGTATTCAACGCCCTGTACTCTGTACGGATGTCTTGCAGATGTATTTGATACAGCTGCACCATCATGTTTTCCGATTACTTTTTTTGTTTCTCCTGTATGAATATGCATGGAAGACATCGTGATCGGTGCATTTAAGGTATCCGTAAGTTTTACAGGTGCTGTGGTAAATCCTTCTGAAATATCCAGATACACTGCTTTGTTTCCGCTCGCAAGGTCTTCGATGCGAAGAATCTTTACGTCGTCCGCATAGGAATGCATTGTTCCGACTCCACGGTCTTTATTTACTGCGCCATTGTTGTTAGAACCATATCCAACAGAAACATATAAACCAACTTCCAGGTTTGCTGCCTGTGCTGCTGTTACCGGGAAGTAAGTTGCCTTCTCCGATCTCTGCTCTGCCGCATCGAACTGGAAGTTCCAGTTGTTTACGCCCTGTGAAATCTTTCTGGAACTCTTCTGCCCGCCTTTGATCGCATTGAAAATCATGCAGAAAGTCTGACGTTCTTTGCCGCATCCTAAGTATCCGGCTCCTTTTTTCTGGTAATTCTGATGGATATTTCCGTAACTCTGGTTTCTTAAAATCTTCTTTCCGGGCTGTGAGTGTGGCAATCCGTCAGAACCGGCTACAGATGGAAATGCAGACAGAAGCCAGTAAGCTGGCACGGAGCCATCAGTATTCTTCTGAAATGGCTTTAATCCCAGTTCCTCATGTGGTGTATCAGACCAGGACCAGAGGAAATAATCTCCTTTATCTTCTTTCCGATAATAGAACATCGTCCCGAAAGAACACACGTCTACGGTGCCAGTCTCTGAATATCCATCCTCGCCCTCGATTGCGGTCAGTTCATAGTCTTCATTGTCGTGGCGAATATAATTTCCATACCACCACTGGAACTCAGGGCGATTCGCATATCCGTCAGCACCTTCTACGATATCTGTGGACGGTTCGTATGGAATCAGCTTGTTTACGCCCAGCTTTTCAATCGTAGTGGTCGGATTTACTGCTGATTTCCACTCTTTTGACTGGTAGACTACGCCTGTCCTCTGGCGGTTGAGGTATTCTTCTACGGTGTCTGTATGCGGTGTTCCACAGATAATGTCGTTCAGGACACTAATTTTTGCTCCCACAACTGCTGCATCCGCCGCCTTTCCGGATACGTTCAGAGTTTCGTCTGTTCCAGAAAGATAATTGTCTGGAATTTTAGTCAAGAATCCAGAGTCATTCTGCAAGTCACTGGTTTTGCTTGGAATTTTTGTGTCAACTGGCAATGCTCCAACTTCTTCAGCCGTATATGTCGGCTTGTTCTGCTGTTTTACCCAATCTGCCAATTCATTCGATTTAATGTAAAGTGACATATCAATCGGAGCGCCCATAGTATCCCATACTACACCGTTCCATGCCACGTTCATTCCTGCTTCGCCATAGACAGATTTAGACTCGATATTGTACATATCTCCGATATCTGGATTTAACGGAAGCAAATCAGCGGTTGCAACTGTACCACGGTAAATAATAGGCGTTTTTATTTTTGCTTCCATATCGGAAATCTGGCGTTTTAAAATTGCATATACTTTTTTTGCTGTTAATGCCATATGCGCTTCTCCTTTACAGTTTATACCATGTATCAGTAGGCTTGTGATATTCGTATAATTCAGAAGTATCAAGGCACAATGCTGAAGAACCACTCTCTACATAATGTGGGAGCTTTGATACGTCTTTTGAAAGCCCCTCGTAATCACGAACCATACCTTTCGCATCTGTACACACCCAACTGCCTAAATCCGGCAATTCGTCACCGGGATTGTACTTGATTCCATCAAAAATAACTGTGTTTTCTGCTTTTGCCATTTATGCAATCATCCTTTCTGCCCCGATAGGAGCCACATATGTGAACTGGTTTCCTAGTATATCTCTAGCTGTGCCAATCACGAAACAAGAATAGTCGGCCAGAAGATTGCAACACCATTCTTCTGCATCCACCCAATACCGTTTCTTGACCATGCGGTGAAGTTCTGGCAATAGACCGTAGCTGAACATCACGCAATGGCCTAATTCATGAATAAACACACGGTTCAGAAGCTCTCCATGTAGGTTATTTGAGATTGAAATTATATGGGTGGAATAATCCGATACCCCAAGCGTTCTGTTGCCTGTACGGTCAATTAACACGCTGTCATGTGGAGACACAAACTGTACTCTCCATAGGTCGCCGTTCATGTAAAATTGTCTTAGCATGGCTTATCACCAGCGTCGCAGGGCAAGGAAACTCACCACTCTTGAGTGGTGGGAGGAATGCCCGTTTTAGCGACGCATTTTCCTTTCTATAAATAAATATTGTTCTTCGCCAAAATGTATGTTATAATGTTTTTGGTGAAGAAAGTAGGTGCTATATATGGAACAGACAATTACGGCAAAACTTCAGATTTTAGTCAATCCTTCTGATAAACAGATACTCTGTGATACCATGAAGGCTTATTCTGATGCCTGTAATTATGTATCCGAATTCATATACAAGACTCATAATCTTAGCCGTTATAGCGTGCAGGAAGATACTTATCATCAGGTACGGGAAATTTATGGTCTCCGTTCCCAGATGGCTGTTTCTTGTGTACGCACAGTTATAGCCAAATACAAAACCATTCTTAAAAATCAGAAAGAATGGATGAAACCTACATTTAGACTGCCTCAGCTAGACCTCGTATGGAATAGGGATTATTCTCTTAACACCAAAAACAATATTTTCTCTGTAAATACACTAAGCGGTCGCATCAAGGTGTCTTTCTATAAAAATGGTTTTGAACGATATTTTGCCGATGACTGTAAATTCGGAACGGCTAAACTTGTTAATAAGCACGGTATGTTTTTCTTACATATACCTGTAACATACGAAATTTCTATGCTCAATAAGTCAGAAGTTTCTAATGTTGTCGGTGTAGACCGTGGGATAAGATTTCTTGCTGCTACATATGACAGCAAAGGAAAATCTGTATTCTACGATGGTAATATAATCAAGCAAAAACGTGCTCATTATAAGGCTTTGCGTAAACATTTACAGCAAGTCGGTACTCCGTCATCCCGTAGACGAATAAAAGCTATTGGTCAACGAGAAAACCGTTGGATGCAAGATGTAAATCATTGTATTTCTAAGGCACTCGTTGAAAGCAATCCTGATGGCACTATGTTTGTTATCGAAGATTTAACAGGAATCCGCTCTGCTACTGAAAGAGTGAAAGTAAAGAACCGTTGTATATCTGTATCATGGTCTTACTATGATTTAGAGCAAAAATTGTCTTACAAAGCCTTAAGACATCATCAGCTTGTAGAAAAGGTTAATCCTGCTTATACAAGCCAAGCATGTCCGAAATGCGGTCATACCGAAAAAGCGAATCGCAATAAGAAAATACACTTTTTCTGCTGTAAAAATTGCGGTTATAAATCGAATGATGACCGCATAGGAGCTATGAATCTGCATCGTATGGGAATAGAACTTTTAGTACCTGATGCAGTTGCTACGGAGTAAATCTCTATAGCACAGGTACAAGTCAACGTGCCTACAATGTAACGCCACTTTTAGCAGTAATGCTAAACGACTAAATGTGGAAGGAGCAATCCGTTATACCACAGGGCAGTTACAAGCCCATTCCATTTAAGTGATGGGTAGTTGACCATCCTTTTCTCAACTGAAAAGCCCCTGCTACATTCCTGTAACAAGGGCAAAATTCATTTCATATTCAATTCATCTGCTGTATGAAACGTGTCAAGTCAGTTTTCATCTGCTGTCTGATTGATGCGTCTGCATCGTCCCACATTTCTTTCATATTGCGGATGATATCTTCTGTATACTCTTTCATGGAATCATCCATTTTTCTCTTAGACTCAGCATCTTTGGAATCATGGTAATGTCTGCGATTCTCACTGTATCTGTCGTAGGTTTCACCATATCTGGACTGCTGACGATTCATGCCATCATTCCCCATATTCCTATCCGAATATTCTGGGTGATATCCCATGCGGTACATATTGCGTTCAAATTCTGGATTATTCAGATATTCGTTCATCCAGTCATCATCCTGTGCGTGAAGATAAGGAATATATCCCATGCGGCTTCCTCTGCCTTTTGGTGCAAATCTGCCGTTTGCATAACGATATCTGTCATATCCCATCCGTCCAAGATATTTCTCTTCCTGCTCGCATTCGTCCATAGCTTCTACGATTCGATAATCTTTATCTGCGCAGATTGCGCATTTTACTGCTTCCATGCAGTCTTTCAAATCGTCCCAGTCTTGAGCACTGAGATTATCAAAGCCATGTGCTTTAGCTTTCTCCATGGCCCATTTTCCCATTTCCATTGCAACTTTATGCATTACATTGCCCCCTTTCTGGCAGCCTGTGTAACAGGTGTGTCTGTCGTTGGGGCTGTACCATTAATTGCTGTTAAATTGTTACTCGGACTACAAGCTGGGTTTCCTAACATCTTGAACACTCCACCAGTTGCGCTTGTAGCTACTCTGGTTGCGTACTTCGTTCTGGTTCTTATTCCGCAAGCCGTAACCTGTGCACAGCAACGATTTTCTAGCGGATATAAAGTTGTTCCCGTTCCTATCTGAATCATTACCGGGGCAGTGATTGTGGTGGCTTCTGGTATACTTTGTGCGATCACAATGCAATACCTTTCTCCATTGGAATAACTGCCTGCGGGGAGTGTAACCACAAGATTGCCCCCAGTGAATGCGACAGACTGACTTATCACAAGATGGTTGCAGAGCTTACAAACATTTTTACAACTCATATTTTATACCTCTCAATCAAATAAGAGGTGAGCCGGAACCCACCTCTTAGAATTTAGTCAACCTCTAAGGGTGAGTTACTTAGCAGCAACCACTGTTGCATCCGCATCCACCGTAATAGGTATTCGGATTAGGAACAACGTATGCCGGGATGGCCGCCGGATTAATTGCATTGATTAACTGCTGAGTCTGTGAAGCCATAGCAGTTGTAAGTAGCGCGGACTGACGATCCTGAGATGCAGCACGTTTCAGATCAGAGTTCTCTGCCTGTAATGTTGCAATCTTATCATTTACCATAAAATCAAGTATTGCTCTAGCATTGCTGTTCTGGTTTTCGATAAGGTCTCTGGTGTTGTTGTTCATTGTGTTCTGGAGAGCACAAGTGTTGGTAGCTAAGTTGTAGTTGATGCCCTGTATAGCTTCCCTTGTTTCACAGCAACAATTTGCTAACTGAGACTGTAATGCGTTTGTATTCTGCATATTGGCTACAGTGTCAGCATTAATTGCCTGCTGAACGCCATTGAAGCCCTGAAGCATTCCAACGTTCACGCCGTTGAAGCCACTCTGCATGGTATTGTTGAGTGCATATGTACTGTCGCAAATACCCTGCTGAATACCTCTGATACCGTTCTGAATATCATTAAGGGCAAAACTCTCGCTAATATCTGAACGGGTTGCCCATCCTTGGAATCCAGCACCATTTGCACCGTTTCCACCATTGCCGCCGAAGCCACCGCCCCAGCCGCCAAAACCTCCCCATCCAAAGATAGCAAAGATCAAGACAAGCCAGATAAGCGAAAAACCATCACCGCCCCACATGTCATTGGCGCGATTATTAGAGCCTGTAGCGGCAGCAATGTCACTAAGACTGTAATTTGAACCATTCATCATGTTTTTAGTCTCCTTAAATTTTATTTACAATAGGAGACATCCGCGGCTGTCGTCCCGAATTGTAGCGATTTTTAATCACCCAATTGTGGGGAAGTGTTATAATCCAAGGAATTTCTGGATAATTCCATCTGGTGATAAGTGCTTTTCATTAAATACATTTTGCTGTATTTGATGTAACTGGTCTGTATCACCTTTTTTGTATAAATCCAGCGCATTCTTCAATGTTGGATTATTTCCTGCAAATTTACTCATATCGTTCATCATGTTGTCAACACTTCCGAACCTCTGAGAAATCATTTTCTCAAATTGCTTTTTCATCATGGCGTTTGGGTTGAATGTCATCTCTGCCTACCTCCGTTCTGCTTAGGTTCCGATGTCCCCGACATCTGTGTCGGAAACATGCTCTTTATTTCAGAAATCTCCGAACAAACATCATTCCTAAGCTGATTAAACATTGCTTCAATGTCAATCTGCTTTTCATCTTGCTTAGATTGCTGTTCATCTGGATTTACGAGTCGGTAAACAAAAATCCTGCTCCTTCCATCGGATTGAAGCTGTTTTCTGTAAATTTCAGTTCCGTCTGTTTTTGGATAGTAAACAGGATTGCCGGACATATCCACATCTTTAGCCTTTACAGTATCAATACCGTCAACCATTTGGCCTTGTAACATAGGTGACTGAGGTACCGGCTGTTGCATCTGTATTTGACCATAAGGCATTGTCTGCTGATAATTACTTTGTAGCTGAGCCAGCCTGTCTTGATACGGTTGTATCTGTCCGTATAGATTGTTCATCATTGGCTGTTGTGGATAATATGGGTAAGCCATAATCTATTCCTCCTATCCGGGATTCAAGAATCATATCCATATCATCTATGGAACGATACTTTTCCCATATGCCCTCATAAGGGTTTCTTAACATAGGCATAATCTATTCTCCTTATGCCTATATTATATAGGAAGAAACTCTACTTTTGAACGTCACTATTTCGCCACGTTTTCGCCATAATACAAAGAAAAGCCCCGACAATACATCGGGGCAACTTTGGAAATTTTCTTCTTTATTCTTTTGTTAATTCGGTCTATGGTTCTCGGACTATACCCCATAAGTTCAGATGCTTCCCACAGTGTCTTTTCGCCATAGACTCGTAATTGAAACAGTTTTTCTTCTCTGGAATCGAAGCCTGCTTCTTTTAAATAAAATTTTCTTTCATCTTCTGAAAAGTCTGTATAATTCATATTTCCACCGTCCTCCCTTACAAGTGGAATCAAACTGGAAGAATACCGCTTAACATAAAACCGATAACTGCGCTGACAATCGCTGTAATAACGCATACAATGATTGTATCGTAACGCTTTCCCGGGACTGCCATGAGAGTCTTTATATTGTTATTCATCTCATCCACAGTTGACTTGATATGGTTCAAGTCATTCTCACTTAATGCTGTCTTTCTTTCCAGTTCCCCGATACGCTCATAAAACTCTTTACTACGATCAGATTGCTTCTCTTGCATCAGCTGAAAATTCTTTTCCAGTTCTTCTATGCGGTGTTCATTAAAACATTCATGTTCACATCCCATCGCCAGTTCCTTTCTTCACTCCCTTAACATTTGCTTTTCCCTACTGAATATAAGCAACCCAGCGGCACTCCGGGAGGACAACATACTGTGCCACGTGACCCAACCATCTTAGTTAAATTAAACTTCCTGCAAATGGAAAAACGCCATGATTGATATATATTTCCGTTTCGGATTTCCAGTTTCGACTTACTGAATTTTCAGAGTGCGATTCTTGGAACTCGGCCCCCTGTTTCACAAGGAAATAGAGAGCCAGATCAAATATGCAATCATAACAATATTCCATATCGGTATTGATTTTTTCCTCTGTATATCCAGACGGATAGTTACGTTTCTTTTTGAATGAACGAATTGCACGCTTCACAGACAAAGAAATCATACCGTCAGTTTCCACATCATCGGATAGATACTCTTTCAGATCATTCACAAGCCGTTCGTCCATTCAAGATCACCTACCCTTGCTGAGATAAAATTTCAGAGATAATACCAGCCTTATTTGTCGATGTCAGGGCATAGCCATTGTCACTTGCGAGCTGTTTCAGTTGAACTACTGTCATGCTTGACAGCTCGTTTTCTGTATACTTGTGTTTAACACTTGCTACAGATGGTGACTGGCTGTTCTCATTGAGACTATGCCCGTTTATTCCCCCGCTTTGGTACCGATTACGATACCGCCATTAGCTTTTGCTGCTACTGGAACAAACATACCTGATGCTTTAGTCCAAACTGCAACTGGGTCTTGCGTAGCCCACATGGACAGTGTTACGAAAGAACGGTTTTCTTCCTGAATGAACTGTCTGTATTCAAGTTCCTCAGGTGTTACGCCCCAGAGTCCAGTACCAAATGAACCGTTCGGCTCTGCTTCATACAGAGTGAATACATCCTCTTTGAAGTATCTTCCTGTTTTGAGTGAACCATCTGCTTTTCTGAATCTGAATTTCTCGTCGCAACGATCAATTGTGATTCCGTATTCCTGCATAAGCAGATTTGCAAGTTCCTGTTTTGTCAGAAGGCGTTTGTTAGCTGCTCCTAAGACTGCTGTCTGCATTGCAGTGTTGTTTCTCATGTAATTAATCATTTTAAGGGATGTCAGGGCTTTGTTTACTACGAAACCGTTATCCTCTGCAATGGCAACCATCTTCTGGATATCGCCCATAATATCTGCATCTGGCTTAGACCAGTCTGTCATTTCTACCTTTGCGCTGGACGGAACGCCGTAATCAATGCTCATATCAACGTTGTTCTCTTTGACTTTTACTGCACCAGTAGAAAGGAACTGTCCTTTCATGACATTTGCTCTGGCAACAACGCCTTCAAACAGGTTAGCTGCATCATCAAATACAAATCTCTTTAAGTTCTCATCATCCGGCACACCATTTTCAATTGCCTGCTGTAATCTCTCAGACTGATTGATTTTTCTCTTAATAAAGAGCTTTTCAGTCAGAACTTTTTCGAAGCCCGGTCTTGTTCCGATTTCTGCTTCAGTATCAAGCGCATGAACGAATGCTACCTCTGGAAGTCTCTGTCCAGCCATAAGTCTGTAGTATTCGGCTTTCAGGAACTGGGTTTTGACATCCGGGAAGATGGTGTCAAGAATGCCTGGTCTTTTTACGCTGAAATCCTGGGAAAAGTTAAGTCTTTCTTCCTGTGTGATTGATTCTAAAATATTAAATGGCATCTGCTTACCTCCTTAAAATTCTGGGTCTGTAGTGGTTACAAAGACGATACCTGCTTTTTCAAGCTCTGTTTTTGCAGTGGTTTCTACTGTTACCGGAAGTCTTTTTTCAAGAACACGTCCTGCAACAATTACGGAAATCGGTCGTTTTGTATCGTCTGTCATATCGACGTCTTCAAACACAATGCCTTTAGCACCAGTTGCGTTTGTCGGATATACAGAACCTGCCTTGATAATCTTCTTAGTTCCAACGGTTTCAGCATTCGTCTGTTCTGCTGTATAGGTTTTAAGTACCAGTCCTACCTCGGATTCGAGGATATTAGGTGTGGATTCGTACTGCTCTGTTTTCATAAAAGCCATAATCTAAATCTCCTTTTCTTAAATATTTACTGGGGCATTATCGTCTGCCGGTTTATTTTCTGGACACATTTTTGCTGAGTACGCTTTTGCATATTCAGATGCTTCGCTTTTCTTTTCTGGTTCTCCACCAGATTTACCGCCGCCCGGATTAGGTGTGTTTTCAAGGGCTTCTTTTTCCCATGCGGCTTTTGCGGTATCAAGCGTTGATTTATTTACTTCGGAAATTCCATCAACAAAAGTCTGGGCTTCTTTGAGTGCATCTTCGGCATCCATATTTGAGAATGCTTTGATTGCTCCTGCGTAGGCATCTCCTTTCATTCCTGCACTCGCAAAAATAGAAGTGATTTTACCTGTCAGAGCGTCTTTCTGAGCTGCTTTAAGTGCAGATTCGAGATCAGAAATTCTTTTCTCGTTTGCAGCTTTTTCTTTCTGACGTTCCAGTTCTGCTTTCTCAGCATCTGTCATGTTCTGCTGTTTGAGTTCTTCCAGCTCTTTTTCCAGTGCATCTGCTTTTTCAGCTTGTTCTTTTACTTTCTGGGCTTTTGCTTTTTCCTTAGCCACATCAGAATTTGACTGATTCAGGAAAGAAGTAATCTGCTCATCGGTTGCATCTGGAAAGATCTTCTTTACATCTTCTCTTGTCATTGAAATCTCCTTTCACCAATACGCTTTTTTACGCTGTTCGCTCAGCTCAAGGTGTCTCCCATGATTACGCTATCGGGGTGCATATTTTTTTAATAAAAAAGAGACGATTTTACTCGTCTCTAAATTAACTGTATTGAATTGAACACCGGCAGTTCACAATCTCGTCTGCCGAAGCTCCTAGAAAATGATCGGTCGGAAACATCAACAGACTGTCTCCGACTGAAAATGGTTCATTTATAGGGATTGTAATTCCACCAACTTCAAGATGTGTTTTGCGTTCCCTTTTGTCTCCAACATCTATCCATGTCTTTTTGGTTTTTCCTGCTTTCACAGCTTTTGAATACTGTCTGTAATTTAGTATCGAATTAGCTTCGCATTCTGAAATAAACATTGCCCGGTCATTTGACAGGTAATAATCATCTGTAGCCTGCTCTGAATCAGGATGTTTCTCGACGATATGTGAAAATGTTGTGCCAATAATCTGTTTTGAAGTTTCGAGAACATATTCTTTGATATATGAATCAATCAGCATATATCCCAAGACTACATCCAGATATTTGTCGTAAAATTGAGTCTGAATGTATTCTTGATCTGATTCTCCACTTTCTATGGTTGTTTCTATCAGTGCTAAAATATAAAGGACAACTTCTTCCATTTGTTCGGAAAAAGCTATCCTTTCTTGCTTTTCTTTGTCTGATATTGACATTTTGCTGAAATATTCTTTATACGGTTCACTTCTGCGATTGTTGGGTCTGATATTTAATTCATCGTATGATGAAACGCTCATTCTGAAATCACATCCTTGCTAAAGCCATTCAGCAAATCTTGTGCTTTTTGCAGTTCTGAGTCTGGGTCTGCTAATTCTGGGTAAATGGTTCCGAGATATGGCAAGCTCATTTCATATACTTTTTGCGGATCGCTAAATAATCCGCAAGTAATTAGCGCAATAAGCGGATGAATTTTATTCTTAAACAGATAATCAAGTGCCTGTGCTTTGACAAGCATGTTATCTGTCGGGTTTCTGGTGATTTTTACATCAAAATCTCTGGTCGAAATATTTACATCCATTGAAGTTTTTCGGATGATATTCAAAATGATTCTGGCAGATGCTTTTTCAGCTTCTTTCGTGAACGCTTCTACCAATTTTGCGTCTCGTTCTGCAAAATCCCAACCATTTCTTAGATACACTGCGTTTCCTGTGTCTCCACCAGTATTGCTCTGTCGATTTGGCATTGCTTCTACAATCAGCATATTGTTGTAAATATCATCTTTAGCAACCTGACTCTCTGACTGATTTAGTTCAGCAGTCATTAAGTCAACGTCTGATTGTGTTCCATTACCGACGTCTTTTACAGATACAGCACCGAGTTTTATCATTTTTACAAATTCTGCTTCATCAATCTCGCAGTTTTTGAATTTCATTAGGGCTTGCACGAACTGTTCAACCCCATTCAGTCTGTCAGATTGATATTTGTTGATTGCATCATACATTGTGATCGCAATTTCGATATCGGAAAGTCTGTCGTGATTGTTTGGATATTCAACGATAGGAATACCTCCAAAACCATTGATTCCAGATTCTGTTACCACTCCATTTTGTATTTTGAAATACTGTCTGGAAGAATAACACTGGTAATACTGCTGATTGTCCTCGTCTTTTAAAATCTGAACGGAAAGTACTGGTTTGCCAGTAACGCTTGAATAAACAATATATACATCCTGTGGTGATGGGATAAATATTCTGAAGGGCGGTAAATCTCCATCCTTTGTCCATTCATCCTCTCTCAGGATTGCTTTATATGCAGTTCCTACCGCACTCTGGTATATCCCAAGTTGAATATTTCTGGCGTCTGCATTGGCTTCGTCCAGATAATCATTGAGCCTATCAACTTGTTCGTTTGTTTTTTCACTCGCTTTTTTCTTCTTGCAGACATACTGAATAGGTTCTCCGTATATCTGTCCTGCCTTGAATTTGACTGTTTCAAGAGCATGATTCTCAACAACTTTATTGTTGACCTCTGGGCGAACAAGTTTTTCACGATATAAAATTGGTTGATCGCCTTTGTAATATCTATAAAGGTAATCCATCAGGGTTCTATTTCTGTTATGGATTCCGATTGTATCAGAAAGGACCTGTGCCACGTTCTGGGGAGTAATCTGGTCTACGCCAGTATAGGCAGTTTTTCTACCAAATTCTCCTTGGCATAGGTCAACAAAGCTTATTTTGTTTCTCCCCACTGCCTGTCCTCCTATTTTTTTGCATGAAAAAAGCACCAAGATTTGACCTCAGTGCTTATTTTACAGCTTATATTATATAATATATTATCAATATGATTCCATATGATTGCATACTATCTTTTGAATCCTTTTACTTTTCTGACTGCTTCAATCGCTTTTAAGTGGCAAGAACGGATATGCTGAATTGAATATCCCATTTCGTCAGCTACTGTAACCAGACTTTTGTATTCCACATATTTTTTGTGCAGCAACTGTGAATACAAGGAATTATCAAGACTATTAATGGTGCTTGATACTTCCTGTTGAATATCAGACATTTCAGAAATATCTTTGGCAATTTCTTGTTGCAGATCAGCGATCTTTACGATTGTATCGCCTACATGATCTTTTGTACCGGATGTTTGAACTTTTTCTCCCATTGAAAAAGAAGATAAACTTGTAGCCAACATTCTGAGCTGGTATTCTTCAGAAATTTTGTTTTCGATTTTTCTCTTATAATCACGAACTTGTTCTAAATATTCTCTTGTGGTCATATTATCTCCTTCCCCAAAGTGGATTGTGCATCGCAGTTGCTTTCCCGCCTAATGGATTCTGCACGTACTCTGCCATCATTGCCAAGCTGTCCGGGCCATCATCGTGAGCTACTTTTGCTCTTGTGGTATATGTGGTTACATTTGCCATAAATAAGCCGTAGTCGGATTTTGGTTTATACTGGCTTGGATGCAAAAAATAAAAATGTTTTGATATGTAATCAGAATTTACAAGAATTTTTGTTTCTTTATTTGCTTGCGTAGGTCTTGTTTCGATATCCGCTCGGCATTTCCCTGAGATTATCTTTTGAATGTTGTGCGCAACACGATTTCCTACGTTATTTGACTCGAATCTGATTTTATGCGGATTGTGTTTTATCAAGATATCAGCAGTCTTTCTGTCCAGGATGTCGTAATCTGTGGTATCATCGAAAACAACGTCCGGGATAAAAAATTTATCCCCATATTGATATGCAATAGGTAATGATTCAAAGTCTGTACCTTTATCTTTCGTATCACATACTGCCCATATCGCATCTGCTTCTCTGTCTGGTATAATTGTGTATTCGTCCGTGCATCCATCGGGCACGTCTTCTCTGTCGAAGAAAAATCTTTTTAGCTTATCTGGTGGAAGCAGCAATCCTTCACGTTCTACCGGTTGTTGCTGATAAAGACAGTTATAAGAGATTTCATCCATGGACTCTTTAGCATCGTTGAAATACTTCTCAGAGAACCCATTTACTGTGAATAAAAAATTGCTTTTGCCATTCTCGTCAAGTGCTGGTACTGCTATAAACCTTGCTCTATGGTTCCCAGCGTATAACTGCTGTAGTTTTCCAATAGGGTCATGAACTGACCATCTTGTAGCTATATAAAACTCTTTGCAACCCTCTAGCCTACGAGAGCGCAAGTCATTTACTACTTTTGTCCATAAGGTGTCCAGTCGATTCTTGTTCAGTGCTTCTTCGATACCAGACACAAGGTCATCGGCGGTAAGAAATCTGTTACAACGGGTAGCTCCTGTCAATGAACCATCAATGGATCTGAACGTCCAAGTCTTAAATCGTCCGTTTCTTTCGAGATTGACCGTAGTTTCCTTTGCATTTGTTCCCTGTATTTCTACATTCGGAAAAATCTCATGCCATGTGTACTCAACCGGATCATTGATGATTTCCAGAACTCCATCATAAAGTGAACGTGTCAGAATACTACTGTGCGCTGATGACAGGTTGAAATCATTCGGAAACCACCCGCCTACCAGAGACAGAAAAAAATCTTCAAGAGTAGATTTTCCGCAACCGGGTGGTACGCTCAGCGCAAATATATCAAGTTTATCATCCATCAAGTCTTGTAAAGAGCCGATGATATTGTGCTTCAAGAACACATTTCTTCTTGGCTGATAGAAGCGTTCTTTTAATATTCTGTTCTTTTCCAGATACAGTAGACCACTGTCAACCTGATAGTTTCGGGCTTCGAACAGAAGATATTTGTAGTAGAGGTCTTCAAATTCTTTTGAACCTGTTTGAAGCAACTGATTAAGCGCAGCTTCTTTTCCAATATTGCTTAATCCTATGCCTTTTTCACGATAATTCGGGTATTCTTTGAAAGAATGTTTTTTATCCATTAAGTAGACAAGGGAATATAACTTATTCCACTTTGTTTCCGGGCTTAGACTACTGTTGATGATGTTATTTCCGATCATCACATACCATTCCGGCGATTCTTCAATAATTTTTTGCATAAAAATAGAGCCAGACCTCCTTTCTTATTAGGATTTAGTCTGGCTCTCATATGGCTCTCTGACTGTTATTCACTTGCTTTGAAGTTATATATAGGTTTGATAATATCAAATATTTCTACGGTATCTTTGATGTTATCAATAATTTCTTTCGGTGGTTTGTAAGCCATAGGGCTTTCATCAATCGTAGATTTCTGAACGGATGTTGTATATATCCCATTCATAGACTTCTCAAATTCTTCTAACGATATGTCTTCTTTTGCTTTTGACCGGCTCATAATACGTCCTGCACCATGCGGGGCTGAACAGTTCCAATCATCGTTCCCTTTCCCGACTGCGATAATGCATCCGTCCCGCATATTCATTGGGATAAGAACTTTCTCACCATATTTAGCTGATATTGCACCTTTCCGAACAATATTTGTATCGTGGTCAATATAATTATGAATTGTGTCAAACCATGTATTTCTTTGAAGTGTCCAATTCATGCTGTAGAATATAGCCGATTGTATGCACCGCCTGTTTATTCTCGCAAACTCTTGACAGATTTTCATATCATGCAGATATTGCTTTCTATGTTCTCCCATCAAGTAGCATAATTCTTTCGGAATACCTAGTTTGTCCGGCTTCCATTTTCGTTTTAATTCGTCAATGCCATTTTGAATTTCTTTGTGTCTGCCAGAACGTTTGTATTCTTTTACTAATTTTTGTATTTCAGTTTCGAGCTTATCTGTGCCATGCATATCTTCTATTGCAATTTTCTGATATATTTCGGCTACTTGTTTTCCAAGGTTGCGACTTCCAGTATGAATTACAAGGTATTTTGCACCTCTTGAATCGGTATCAACTTCAATAAAATGATTTCCGCCCCCAAGTGTACCAAGGCTCCTGCGAATCCATTCAACATTTTTAAGCTGAGAAAAACAATGAAGTTCTTCTAATTCTTCAAAATTTATGATTTCATCACGTACGTTTCTTCCCGCCGGAACATTATTCCTTATCACTTCATCAAGGTTTTTGAAATCTATTGTTCCCACATCATCAGGAATTTGTGTTGTGAGCATTCCACATCCAATGTCCACACCAACAATGTTCGGAATCACTTTGTCTCCGAGATCGGCAGTAAATCCAATTACACACCCTGCTCCTGCGTGAACATCTGGCATGATTCGTACTTTGCATTCAGAAAATGCAGGCTGTTTTATCAATGTATAAATCTGATTTAATGCTTCTGGTTCGATGTTTTCTGTAAATATCTTCAAGTCACTCATAATGGCACTCCTTTCTGGCTCTCTGACTGGTTATTTATTTTTTGTTTCAACAACAGTTACGCTACCCTCGAATACTCCGAAATTAGAAGATTCCTGGAACGTGTGAGTCTCGGCAATATCATCATCAGTCATAGGGCGTGTGAGATACCATAGTGAATCATCTTTCCATGTAATTTCCTCTAACTTTTGGTTTGGTTCCAACTCTAATGTTGTGTTTCCGCCGCAATTTCTTGTGGAAGACTGGCATCCGGCCATTCCAAGCGTCAGTGATAAAACTGTTATTGCAACGATTATCTTTTTCATTCTGTGCATCCTCCATCATTCTCTGAACCACCAAATATGCTTATCAAGAATATCTGCTTTTACATCTCCGTCACAATAATAGTTGCATCCTTCATCTGCAAATTCTGCTGGTGTTGTAAATTGTTTTATTCCATCTGGTTCTAATATGACGCACGCCTGTTTTGAAATATAGTTTGATACAACAGCTGGTTCACTACGCCACCAGACTTTTCTTCCGATAACTTTTTTATCGAAATCAATCTCATTTAAGTTTATTGGATGCTCATTAAAATCATTAATCATGCACTTTGCACGTTCAATTCCGCCTCTTACATCGCAGAATTTTTCTCCGTTTCTGGTAATAAACACATTGCCAATCGTAGTTGCTTCAAATTCACCATGTCTGCATCGAGCGTAATTGTAAGGCGCATAATTTATTCCCCAACATACGGGTTCTCCTTCGAATTGAACTAAATTCTTGCAATTTGGTTTTTCGTCCCTAGGATAAGCCCATAAATCATTATTGCTGTATTTGCCGCCAATTGTATGTACATATCCTGCTATTTGTACAACAAAATACGGTTTCCCATTAATTACAGTGTCCCAACCCATTTGGCGTATTTTTAGTCTTGAAATATCCGTATCTCTGTCTATTAATTTGATGTTCATCATCTGATATTCTCCTTTTTATACATTCACCACAAACTCTTTCTTGCAGTTGCTACCCTTACATTTATACGGCATCCGATAAATCTTTGTGGTTGGGAAAATCTTTAAGGCTTTCTTTCCACAAAACGGACAAATCACCCATTTTGTACCATTTTCCATTTTAATTTGTGCTGAGCCGTCCCATGGTTCAGGTATATTCATATATTCAGAGAAGTCTACTCCCTCTGATTCAAGTGCTGTTTTAATGCTCATTTACCGTTGTCCTTTCTGATCAATGTCAAAATCGTCAAATAATTGTCCCCGATGTAATCTGCTTTCCATGTTTTAGAAAGATTTCCCGTTTGGTTGTATATTACGGTCGTATTCCCTGCCAGAAGCAAGCGTCTGTCTGGATAGAACCTGGTCGGAATGTTCATTCGGTGGCATTCTCCCTCGATATTGTATGTGGTATCAAGAAAATCAATGTCTGAGCCTGAATAAATAATTCTCATCAGCTCAGTCCATGAATCTTTCTCAGATTCGCATATCGGTCAGCAAGTACGTCCAACGTAGTCTGAAGCTGATTAATCGTAATGCAATCGTCCTGATGCTGTCTGTGATATTTTGCGATTTCTACAGATTCGTCGTAAAATGGTGTATCTGCCTTTTCGTCCACCTGTCTTTTTAACTCATTGTTATAAGCGCACATTTTATCCAGTTCAGCCTGAAGCTCGTTGATTTTATTTTCCTTGTCTAAAATCTCATGTTGCTTTGCTTCTCTCTCATCAGCCAACCGAACGATTTCTTCTTTCAGCTGATCTACTGTCCAACTCTTCAAATCTTCAATTCTCATGGCATCCTCCCTTAAAGCTTAGTAAATATTTTCATGTCATAGTTATCTCGAATATAATCCACGCATTCAGACAACTTTTCTTTTAAGAACGGGTCGTTTGCAATGTCTGGATGCATTGAATATAGTGTGCAACTATCTTTTTTACCGTATTTCTGAAATTTCTTCCAGTCAAATGTCATTACGAACAACGGAATTGCTTTGAGATTTTTGGTCTTGTATCTTATGTAGAGATTGAATATCTTTTTGAACACGAATATCCCTCCTATCTGATCGAACTTAAAATAATTTTATTCTTGCACTGTGGACAAACAATGTATTTTTGCTTGTACCCGAATCCAGATGGCATATTTGTAGCAAAATACTTCTCTATATTTTCTTCTTTAACATCTTCTTTTTCATCGTACTGCAACAATGCTCCGCATTTTACACATTTTATTCTTTTTAATGTTCCAGGAACTAAAATTTTAATCATTTTTTTCTCTTTCCTCCCTGTGCTTCATCTGGCATTCAATCATCTTCGCTATATTCTCACGTTCCTGTTTTATTCCATGTCCCTGACGGAACAACTTACATTCGAGGATATTACCGCATCTGGAACACTCGTCATTGATTTCTTTGCCTGCTATTCGCATTTCCATCCATCCTGTACCATTCTAGGCTTGTATATTTTCTCAGTGTATCCCTCACCGTTACATAAGTCGCAAGTGACTTCTATTTCTTTGTAATCATCGCAACACTCCCAGTATTGTGCGCGATTTACTATTTTGATAGTAGTTCCACTTCCGCCGCACTTCGGACATCTATGGATTTTATTTCCCTGTATTTGTTTTACAAGGTCATCAAGAGTTGTTTTTCCACCATAGTCATCTCTCAAACATATTGCTTCATGAATTTTCATTTTCTACATCCTCCCAAAATTCGCAAACACAATCTGGTTCCGTAAAATCAGCGCAATGTTCACTGTCGCCGTTGAAACATACCCATGTAAAATCGTCATGTTTCTTACATGTTTTACAACACTTTTCTTTTTGCATAATTAACACCTCAATTTAAAAAAGTCCAGTGTGCCGACTTGAACGGCATAAATCTCACAACGAGAAACACTGGAACCGAACGAAGTAAGAGAAAAATTCCAATGATTGCAGTTCATTGGAATCGAAAAGGGAAGATTCGAACTTCCATGTACATCCCATGTCCAAAGACACATACTCACCCATTACGATGTACTATCCTCTGCGTCTACCTTTCTATTGTATCGGGTTCATCACCGTCAATAGTTCCGCCACTTTTCAACTTTGCGCGTTTGACGGCGCGACGCGACGTCCGCCGGGATAGGATTTGCACCTATCAGACTGCTAGCGTTCAGGTCGTCTAAGCTGTGGGTTTCAACCTCTCTACCACAATAGAGTTTACCTATTCCTCCACCAATGCGGAATCGGAAAGAATGGATTTGAACCATTAAGGCCTAGTCTATGGCCAGGCCGTTCCCAGTTACTTGCACTTTCCGAATAACCCGGAAACCCCGGGTTAGCAATATGTTTATCGTGTTATGCTTTCCACTAGGCTGTTTTATGCCGTGCCAGCCCCACGGAGTTGTTTTCGGATTTTGGAAAATACTTCCTGTGTTTGTCTCTTGAAAACTTCCTGTCCTCAATGCGCGCTTATTGACGACAATTTAACTCGGAGACTACGCCGAACGGGAAATTATCTTCATCGAACAGGCTGTGCCGTTACACACCTTTCATGAAAATAATCCACATACACTCATTCAGCAGTTTTTTCTGTCCATTAAACGGATAGACAGCATATGAAAGAAATGGAAACTACAGGACTCGAACCTGTGACTTGTCGGTTATGAGCCGACCGCTCTGCCAACTGAGCTAAGTTTCCTGAGCAGAGGGCTGTTGCAGTTCAATAACGGCTCTCTGCTGTTGCGGTTCTTTCCCTCGCAGCCGCAACAAAGGGATTGAGACTGTTGATTTCTGCGTTCTGCAGAGTCCATCCGGGGCATTTGAAGCCCCTTTAATCATCCCCGTTGGGATAGATGGAACCAATTCGGGGGGGGACTATATCATGGCTAAACAATATAGTCCGACTGGGCTAGCGGGATTCGAACCCGCGAATACAGCAGTCAAAATGCTGTGTCTTACCGCTTGACGATAGCCCGTTGTTTGACCGGGAAAGCCCCGGTCTTGTGATAGAGTGATATATTTTATAAGATTTTAGAAAGCATCATGTCTATATTTGTATCGTTAAGTCCGCGCCAGTTACTTTGCAATGGACGGGAAAAGTTATTCTCCATTGAGTTTCACCAACGCAGACCTAAGCTACTCTGGATGCCTCGACCTGTCAGATTCAAAGGCTTTCCCTAACCTGAGAACGACATGTTTCTGCTTTTCTTGTATTTTCACCCGTTCAATCAGTATGGTGAACAGGGGAATTTGTATTGTGAATGCTAACCACATTGGGTTCTCCTTATAATCTAAAAATCACAACTGCATTAACCGCGAAACATATTTCCATCAATATAAATACTGCCGATGCTATTGGATTGCTTTTCTTTTCGGCTTCATCCTGCGACATAAGGAATATTAAAACCAATGTGAAAAATGCAATATCCAACATGGCCGCTACGAATTTTGCAAGAATCATTCTTTCTGTTCATCTCCGATCATAAAATCAAGAATCTTACCGGCGGTTTCGTCTTCTGGCTCGAATGGCAGGCCGCATGTACAGTACTTCTCAATCGCTGTTTTAAGGCTTGCTTTGAAGCCATTGTAAACTTCTCCATGTGTAAGAAGTTCGTGCCTTAAAACGGCTATTGCGTACGTAACAGTTACAGAGTTAGAATTGTTCATTCTTCAAGTCCTCCATTTCCTTTGCGCTGATTCCGACTATCCCGGCGCTATCTTTGCTGTCTGTGGCTTTAAAGTGCGCTTTAGGATGTTGTGGTTACATAAACTCAAACATAAGGTAATTTGCTGCATCCACGAGATATTCTGTGTTTCCGGTGGAATTATATTTCTCAATACACCGTTCCATAGACGGGAGTGCCTGCACGTTCCCGGTTTTAAAATTCTTCCTGGCAGGACCGTATTTATGATAGCTTACCTCGACTCGATTCTTACGAAGTTCATCAAAGCGTTCACTGTATTCTTCTGACATATAAAAACCTCTTTTTTATTTTTTTGAGAAAAATTGAGTCGGCGTTTTGCCTATCTCTTTCGGAAATATTGTTCCAATGCTTCTCTGGTGATCTGCGATACGCTTTTGCCGGTCCGGTTCTTTTCGGCAATAAGTTTACGCTCTAACTGGTACGGCATCCGGATTCTGATTGATTCGCCCTGATGGTTATTCTTTTTCATAGGCAGTGTCCATCTTTACTGGAAGAATTGGTTTGTCACCAGTTTTTGCAAGAAGCGTAATACCTTCGCCCTCTTTCCAAGATGATGTAGCTATCTGAATATTGGAAACACCAGTTTCGCTACAAATACTCAGTAACTGCCTGGCAATGTCCATTAGTCCAGACCGAAGATATCCATCATTGTTTACTATTTTTTCCATCTTGTACCTGCCTTTCTGATATCGCCTTATTTATTTGGCAGAGAAACGGTTAAGGCTTACCGCTTGTCGTGTTGCAATCACTATCTCTGCCATGGGGAACTCTTTTTTGTTTTTTTGGAATTTTTTTTAACTTAGGTTTTCAGTTATTAAATTGCGTATGATCTGAGAAATGCTTTGACCTGTCTGAAAGGATTTCTTTTCGAGACGCTTTCTCATGTCATCGTTAATTCTGATTCTTATTGACTCTCCCTTTGGGTCAGTCGTAGGTCTGCCATGTGGCATATTGTTCCTCCTTATTAATGTGGGACAAAATAGTGAGGTGACTTTGCTCGGAATACTCACTCGGCGTGTGTTGGGACTTATATACACCCCCTCCCGGTATCAATGCCGGACGCTACCAGGGAAGCCCGCCGCCCCATGGGTTCCCGCTTCCCTGGCTTAACGCTGACCTTTAATGGCCTGCGGCAGTGGTCAAGTAAGAAATATATAGCAGATAATTGTCAGAATATTACATCTATACGAAAAACAACAGTTTTTTATATAGATTAATGTATATATTGCACAATTTGAAGAATTGTGTTTGTATATATTACACAGTTTCTACTAATTTGCCTTGTTTTCGTGCCGTTTGTCCGTGAGTCCTGTACATTTCCTGGCTCTTGATGCGTCCTATCTTGCCTCACTCTCCTGTCAGCAAACCGCCAAACTCTTCTTTGATCTGTTCCAGACTCTCCCGTGGTTTATCCTGCCGCTGGCTTGCCTGTACTGGTGCCGTTTCTGCCATGCCGTCAACAGCTTTGCAAAGGAATATACCACCAACGTTCCCGGAAGCTGCGCTTTTATATCGTCCAAGTGCACATTCATCTTGCCATTTTTTAATCGTGTCGGAGCGTGAGAGGCTTAGCTTTTCACAATAGTCATCAGCTCTGCACTCTCCTTTTGCCCATGAATAAATTGTATCCCTGTGAATGCCAATCAATAGTGCATATTCTTCTATTGTCGGCTTCTGATTGTATTTATAGACCAATTCTGTATATACATCCCATATCTCGTTTAAAACGTCTATATTTTCCAGTATCCTTCTGTCAAAGCCGATACTCTTATTGATATATTTAATCATACCTGTAAACTGATTACTATTTGGCTTATGTATTTCTTCTTGGTCATACAGTGAATCAACATACTCATCAGCATAATAATTAATCGTACTAGTGTATACTTCTATTCCCTGTTCTGTTACTGTTGTATTACTCTTTTTCACTGTATCACCTCCAAAAATTGAAATAAAAAAAGACGACAAAAACACGTTCGCAGATACATTCTGGGGCCTTTCTAAATCCCTTTCATCTTTCCGATCTGCTCGGTTTTAATCGTCTTAAATAGTCTTATTATCTCTTATTGCCTTTCGGCTTATTCAATTGTTAATTCTGTTTTATCATACTTTTATATCACTGTCAACAGTCTATTTAATTTTATTTTACCGTTACATTTATCTTAATTAACTGTCTATCTATACAGTACTGTATAGCATGTATATTGATAAACTCTAGGTCTCTAGAATCTAGGACGGGATTATAAAACCAGTTATTATATACTTATACGTTATGTAATACAGTCATTTTCTGGCTATTAAACACAAAAAGCCAGACCTTCCGGCGCTTCGTCCGGCTTGATCTGGCTGATTAAGCAATATTTTTTTCACGCTTTGGCTTGTAGCTCCCGTCCTGAGTTCCATCGCCTGTCGTTATTTTTATTTTATCCACATCGGTTTTAAAAATCAAGTCCCAAAATAAAAAATTTTTACTTGACAACTTCGGCGGTTTTGTGATAAATGTATTTTAACAGCTTCGGCGGTGGGGCTGTTTACCGGCTGAGTGCCGCGCCGTCGTTACGCCGCCAGAATAAGACAGCAAAAGCCCCCGGAACTATCTCTCAGGGGCTTATTTTTGCGTTCCAATATGGTTCTACTTTAAATAATGTAAAATTTTATAATACTTTTTACATTCCAATATGGGGCTACTAAACTCTACTATATTATATCACATATAAAAGCGATTTAAAAGTTAAAATTCATGGAGTTTTAATACCATCCATGATTATCAAACTCACCATTTTTATAGGCTTCAATATAATCGTTTAACTGTTTTTGCGTCATATCTCTTACAAAATTTACAGTTCTTAAAAACTGTGTAAAATCCATTTTGTTTTCTCTTAATAAATCATGTAATGGTTTCATCTCTATTTCATGTTTATCAAATACTAAGCTCATCATTATTCTCCTTTCAAAGTAAACTTAGGTTTCATCATTCAAATACTTCTTCTCCAAATATTTCTTTTGGTTCTCGTTCCTCAAACTCTGACCATCTGATTTCTTCTGTATTAAAATCACTTTCTGTACATTTATCATCATCAAACAAAGAAATTTCGCCCTCGCTATATAAATTACTTACCGCTTTTGAAATATTCTCTTTTGGATCAAATGACGGTAAATTATCCTTGTGATCTTCGAGCCATTGTTTTACTTTTTCTATGTCTTCGTCTGAAAGATGAACTGTATACCATGTCATCCCAATTACTTCTATGTCCATTCCCATAATATTTACCTCTTAACATTATCTTCTATATCTTTCGTATATTTTCTCTGTGAAAAATTTCATTCATCTGCTTCTGTTTTCTTTTCCTCCCTTATCTGTTCTTCATATTTTTTTATGAGCCATTCTGGGACCGGTTCGTCTCCGTCGCCACCCCTGTATTTGATCGGGTCAATATTGTTTGTGAAACACCACTCCCAGCTGTTATAATCATCACCGTCTTTTGATACGATGTAAAATATATCGTATTCGCTATCTACAAATGCCAACGTATCCGTTGCGTTCATTGTGTACAACATGATATACATATTTCTCCTGTATGCGTACGCCATTTCTAACGGTGAATCTTCACCGCTCAAAAAATCCATAAACATTTCAACGTCGTACGAATCTTTTGACAGTTTATTATAATATTCATAGACTATTTTATCCCATCCGTCCGGGAAAGTTTGCATTCTTTTATTTTCTCATTGTCTTCTTTAGCCATTTTGTAAATGACTTCAAGCTTCACTCTTTTAATCATTTTCTAACCTCCGTTTTATTTCCAGCGTTTAACAATGTCCCCATCATAATGATCTGGCGCGTCTTCGTCTGGGTTGACGCTTTCCAGAACGTAAAACGCTTCTCTGTGCTGCTGATCGCGTTCAGTCAACTGCTCCCATTGTTCCTCTGCTTCCCGCAGGGCTTCTTCTTTGGTGTCAAATTCATCGGCGAAAAAATCACCGTTTTTAAAATCCATAACAATATATTTCATTGCTCCGTCTCCTCTTGTTCCATTTCAAGCCAGATTTCACACTGTTCGCCGTCCTCCTCGTAGCTGACAACCTCGCCAGCTTCCAAGCGTTTCCGCCAGTCCTCCGGGTAGTTTCCCGGGATGTAAATACAGCTTCCCGGAAAGAACTGGTTACCACGTTTCTCATTCACCAAATATTCCATTTTCTTTCCTCCTGTCCGCCCCTCGTGGGCTGTAATCTTAACCTATAATTTTTAAATACTGTCTATGGCCTTTCATACCATCATCCAGCGCATAAAAGCATGGCTTCTCGTCCCCTTGGAGCACTTCATTTATCTTGTAGCTCCAGCCCCACGGGGCTTTTACCATTAGATCGCCTGTGTTGTTTTCGTATGGTTCCCATCCTTCTGGGATTTCCACTGTGATTTCATCCCAGCAAGTAGCTGTGGCTTCTGGTGCCCCGTATGTATAGACGTTTCTTTTTTCGGCTGCCAACACACCATAATTACAATAAATTTTAATATTCATTTTGTCCTCCTGTCTGCCCCCTCTCGGGGCTGTGTAATTGTTTCTTTAACTGTCTTTATTATACATTATTTATAATGTAATTGTCAATACTAAATTTGCATTATTTTTAAAGTTTCTGTTTTTCTGTAGTATCTACATATTTTATAATATTCCCCGGCTGCGTATTTAATATAGAACAAATTTTGTCAAGCGCTTTAATCCCTACCATTTTATTTTCCCTTAGGCACTGTATAGCATTCTCCCCCAACAGCTTTTCTTTTCTTAATTTGCTAGGCGTATAGCCTGCATCACTTAAAGTTTCTAATACGTTAAGTCTATATACAAACATTTCTTTTTCTCCTCTCTAATCATTTTTATATAACTACATTATATATTAGATAACTTTTAATTGCAATAACTTTTACATTAAAAATAATGCACAAATTCTATATAACTATTTACATTATTTTTCATGTATTTTGTATATTGATTTTACATTAAAAATAATGTATTATATAACCATCAAAGGAAATAAAAAAGCCGGTTGCAAAGCCGGGAGAACGGAGTAAAAAATGAGAAAATTTGTTTTGGTTTACCAGGTGAAAATTAATTATGAAATCACTTCAAAAGTGATAGAAGCTCGCAACGTTTCCGAAGCGTGGGAACGTCTGGAGGAGATCGAAACCCGGCGAATAATTGCCAGTATAAACGCGTGGGAGGTGTAAAGGATGAAATATAACATCTATCTGGGCCAGATTGAAAAGGCCCGCACAAAAAGAAAGCTGGCGAAGCTCCTGGACCTGATTGGGAACGACTTCGCCGGGATTAGCTCCCGGCAATATGAGGAATTAAAGTTTTTGATTCTTTATAAAATGTCAGCATAAAAAAGGGACTCTGGAAAGCCCGGAGCCCTAAATATAATTATTAAAATACCAGCAAATACAGAATATCACGAATTGCCGGAATCTGCAAGTTTTTTAAATTCGGATTCTGGCAGAATTACTTCTGCTTGATAACAATTTCATATTCGCACCCGGCAACGCTTAAAAGCTCTTTTAACTCATCAAGTGAAATTCCTTTTTTATTAAACTTGTTTGTTAATTGCTGCGGGGTTGATAATCCAAGCCGCTTAGATGCTTCGGACATTGTGAGCCCCTGATCTTTAAGAAGTTTCTTATATACATCTTTTAACTGGTGCGAGTCTGAATAAGCAAAAGAAATGTTGTAATTCATCCGTTTGACCTCTTTTCTATTTTTAAATCATTATAATTTAGAATTATTGAAAAGTCAAACGAAAATAATTTATTTTATGTATTGACATTTAAACTAAATTCGTTTATTATAATATTAAAGATAAACGAAAACAATTTAATTAAAGGAGAAAAAAGCATGAAGAAAATCATATTTAAAACCTTGTTCAACGTGAACCGCCTTTACTCCCTTATCTGGGAAAAGGCAACTGGCAAAGATAAAAGCGCATTCAGAGAAGAAAGTAAAATACATGAAATGCTATTAGCTGCTATGTCAGCTGTTATGTAAGGAGGAAAACAAAATGAAAGAATTTAAGAAGTTTGTGATAAACAGATGTAAAGAATTAGGTATTTTGGATATGGAAAATATTTATTTTTCCCAATCAAGAGATATGTATTATGCAGATTATAAACCAAATTATCCAGAGAAAACAAATGGAGATTTTACAATTTCACAGGAAGTTATATCTGGTAAAAGAAAAATGTATGGAAATTTTAATGCTTTGATTCCAACGATAATAGAATTGTAGCAATGAAACAAGAGTTTCAGATCGGAGAAAAACGAAATGAGAGAAGAAAGAACAATCTTAGAAACAATCGTATTTGCATACTTAGTTGGTCAGTGTAATTGGTCACCGATCAGAGCCAGAGCAAAAGTTGAGTCAATGACATACGAAGAACTTGACGAATTTGTAAATTAATCTCTCCGGCGGCGGTCAAGCCGTAGCCTCAACGCAACCGCCGGACTTCAAAAAAATAAAAAAAGAGAGGTAAATAATTATGGCATACGCAACAGCAAAAATCGAAGGAAACAAAATCATTTCTACATCTTTGTGGAAGACAAGCGTCTTTGAAATCGTGGAGAAAATCCCAAGTAACTATCTTGTTTGGAATATCGGCGAAAATATGGGAACTGATTGTTATATTCCAATTTGTCAGATGCTTCACCCGGAAAACAAAGAAGATTTTTCAATCAATCAGGATACCTTAAAAGCCGTGAAGGTTACACCGGAAGAATTTAAGAAATTACAGAAAGCTGCGTCTTACGGCGTAAGTAATTTAAAAGCCGCAGAAAAAGCATTAAAAAACAAAAGACGCGGCTACATGTCAGATAGAAAAAGAGCGCTTGCAACTCTTACAATCGACATTTTTAAAAGAATTACAAAAAATTAAGGCAGGCCGGGAAGCGTACCGGGGAGCATTTCCCCGGCGGTCTTTTAAAATAAAATCAGGAGGATTAAAAATATGATAAAAATTGATATGTGGTACAACGACAAAAAGGAACAGGCGACTGGGCTTGATATCTGGTTCAATGATCTCGGCTGTTTTTATTCTGGAAATATCAAGATTTTTGGTGAGATCGTGGGCGATTATTACGCGGATAGTGTGCAGGAAATTTGTGAAGCGTTTCCACATCTGAAAGAAAAAATAAACGCTTGCTTGAACTAAATAAAACAATTTCGGGTGGGGCTTTCCCACCTGTTTTTCTAACCAGAAAGGGGCTTTTATATGATAGATAGAATTATAAAACCATCGCCAAAACAGACTATTGACGCCATAAAAAGCGGGGATTTTTCCGAAGTTGATAAAATTAAAGAATCGGCAGAAAAGGACGCTAGACACGTGTTTAATGCGGTTGCTTCCGGTTCCGTCCCACTGATCTGGTACGACTTGCCGCCGGTGCGGTGTCAGTCT